AAGATAATTTGGTTGTTGAAAAACTCATGACTACAGTAACAATAAAATGTCCAATTACATGGTATGAACAATGCGATTGGATCTATGCTAATTGTAAAAATTGGGTAGATCGAACCTACTGGGCAGATTGGCAGATTGGTCATGACGACATTTATTTTGAATTAGAAGATTGTGATGCTATAATGTTTTTGTTGAGGTGGTCATGACAGTAACTTATAAACCAGTGCCTGGCTTTCCAGAAATCAAGACGCCGGTTCTTCATCTTGTAAAGTATACTGACGAATCAGAATTAACTGGTTTTTATCTGTATTCTCATAAGGATCTTTTAATAAGTGAATGGTTGAAGGAAAATTGTCAGGGCAATTACTATCATAGTCCAGATTATCTCCCTGAAAAGTTCATTCAATTTGAGGATGATCATGATGCCTTATTGTTTGCGTTGAGGTGGTCATGATCGTAAAAACAATAGAAGTGGAAAAAATTTACTCGTCCCTACACAAAAAAATTCTAAATTTTGGTGTAAATAATCTTCGTTATACTGGTGCTTTTGAAGCTACAGAGTATATTAAAAAGAATTTCCCAAGTGTTTCATATCCCGAATTGGGACCTGAAATGTTAGTATGGTGTGAAAAAAACTTTGGAAATGACTGGATTTAGAATTGGTCCACTATCTATTTCAAACATGAAAAAGATAAAATGTTATTTTTACTGAGATGGTCATGATATTCCTAGATACCAATCCACTACATTACAATACTAGATTTTACTTCAAAGAAAATATCATGCCTAACTTACCAAACAATTTTGATGCGTGGTACGAAGGTTATCGGTCATGGTTAGCCGAACAAGGTTGTGAAATCATTAAGCACGAACCTAAGTCACTAGGTGATGCATTAGGAGTTAGTACTGGTTATGATTGGTTTGGATTTGTTAACGATCAAGATGCTACTTTGTTTTTGCTGAAGTGGTCATGAAAACAGACAACGTAATTTCATTAAAAGGTGTTCAAATAAAGAAATCACGATACTATCATGGTAGATATGAGTGTGGATTTTGGGGAAAGCATGGCAGAGAGATGAAACAATGGTTACGTGATACATTCGGCGAAAATGACGATATGATCTATGCCAGTAATGATGACCTAGAAAACAGTTATGATGCTATGATTAATAAAGAACAACTAACTATTCTATTATTGAAATGGTCATGAAAAAATTATTAATACAGTTCAACAAAACTACTTTTAACGAATTGATATCATGGTTTGAGTCTCTAGGACACCCTTGTTTAAGTATAGGTATAGTAGAGATCAGCGGCGCATATTGGAGAGTTAATATCATATATCAGCACTTTGAAGTTAAAATATCTGATGAAAAATTATATACGATGGTATGTTTGAGGTGGTCATGAAAATTTATCAACTTAGGGGTTATCCTAGAAATAATTATTTTGTTAAAGATTTTTCTGAGTTTTTAGAAATCATGAATTGGATGAAAGAAAATAAAGTAAAACACTTACACGAATCTTCTAGCATTCATGGCTATGAATTTAGTGTAATACCATCTGGGCCTGGATATTCACTATTTGTCTTGAAGTGGTTATAATGTTAAAACTAATACAAAAACGATATCTTGAATGGCGAGAACGTCGTTTTCTAGCAGCACATGGTTGCGAAACTAGAGAACAATACGATCACATGTACGATCTAGATATCAATCGTCCTGCTAGTAGAGTAAAAGATTTTTATCGTGGGTATCCATATGTTTACTGTTTTGAAAATCGTGGCCACAATGTTTATTACTGGGATGTAGCAATAGACGGAATATATGTGCTTAGTCAATGGTGTAAGGAAAACTGTACAGATAAATTTAGATTTGATTTCCATCGTGCATCAAGTACATCAAATGGATGGGAAATAGATGAACTTGGTGGAGGAGATTATATTTTCTTCGCCTGTAAAAATCCAAAAGATTACACATTGTTTTTGTTGAGGTGGTCATGACAAATCTTATTGATGATAATATGGTCTGGCGCGCTATCAATAAATGGGAAGAAAATGCTCCTATTAGTTTGTTACTTAATATTCATGCGCTTAAGGAACATATGGTTAAAGAATACGGAATCCAATTGTCATCCGCTATTGGCGGGCGTATTGAAGTAGTTGATGAAAAAAAATATACAATGTTTATTTTGAGGTATTCATGAAACATATTGAAAAATCAAAATCAGTTAAATCATTTTTAAATCGTTATTACGGTTCCGTCAAATATGATAAGAGGATGTACGTGCATAACAATCCATCATTAGTTCCTAACACCTACAATCCTTACGAAGATTATTTGTCTACCTACGCCATTACAAAGATTGACAGTGTTGAAGCAGTGGAGATTACCATGCCAATAGTGGAGTTTGAACAGTTGGCAGACGAACATGTTGATCTCGAAAATCTAAAGAATTTCACAGGACTAAACTCAGTTGAGATGATCATACATGACTATGGGCAATTAAGAGAACTATATTTTGTGAATTTAAACGAAAAACGTATTAGAGACAGTAACGAATCTGTACGAAAAGCATATGAACATTATAAAACATTGCTAAATTTAGCAAAATAAAAATATCATGTCAATAAATTTATTAACAATTCATTCGACCGATCGAGAATTAATAAGAAGTCTTAATTTAGAAAATTATAATGCAATTGTTGCAGGAGGAGCAGCATTAAGATGGTTTCAGGATTACGCAGTAGAAGAGCATGATATAGATATTTGGTTTCCAACTGTAGAATCCATGAATAAATTTAGAATGAATATTGGTTATCATCCAAAATTTGATACAGTATATGCATCTACCTACTTAATTTCAAATATAAAAGTTCAAATTATTAAAAAACCATATCGTACAAACATTGATGAAAGCGATGAAAAAAATGTGTTAAATTTATTAGATAATTTTGACATAACTGTTTGTCAAATTGCAACTGATGGTGACACATGGTATTATTCTGATAATTTCATAAATGATTTAAAAAACAAATATTTAAGAATGACAAAAATCAATGAAAATAGTATTAAAAGATTATTTAAATACTGGTCATATGGATATCAACCAGACGATGAACTAATAAAAAACATCATTGCTAATCCTAAAACAATATGGGATTATACTAAATTAACAGAAGAGGATTACGGTAATGCATGATGCAGCGGCTTGGAGTTTTATTAGTCCTGTCCCATTTAATATGTATATAAAAAAACATGATGCTCATATAACATATTGGAATGGTGTTGCAATGACACAAACATGTGCTAGAATGATAGTAGGCACATTATGGCTTAATATATATTATGCAGAAACTACTAAAATATCAGCATTTCGAGAATATAATAAAATTTATCGGGCAGGTGTTTTCAATACAAGAGCATGGGATTATATTATAGATGAAAAATCATCAGATAATATGGTTAATATGTTTATTAAATTTATTAATAAAAAAGATGCAGATTTTTTTCTTAAATTAATAGAAAAATATAGTCCACAAGAAACACTTGAATGGTTTTTACCTTCAAAAGAATATGTATGCTAGACAAATTTCCTCATAAATCAATTTTAAAAGCTATGTCTGCATCTAAAATGCTAGATATAGTTAATGAATTGAAACTTACAGGTTTAGTAGTTGACAAAGATTTCAGTTTCGCTTATACTCCATCTTCGTCTTATTATATGTATGGCCTCAAGAGTGGAACTGAATCACATGTAACTTTTTCTTTTAGTGAAGGAAAAAAACTTACTTGGTTTATTCTAAAGTATTCATAAACCCTAAGGATTTTAAATGATCAAACGTATTGGATTTGCTTGCAAATGGATTGATAACCCCAATCAAACTGATGGAATTAAATCATCAGATGATTGTAAAAAATACAATACTGGTACTACTACAGTAGCATGGCTTAATAGACAATCTAAGTCTAAGGCAGAAGAAAAATTATGGGATTTGATGAAAGGTAACATCGAATCTGTTAAAAAACTTGTAACCCGTGTTGGAAATTTAAATCAACACCTTAGAATGGTCCGCCTCTCAAGTGATATTTTACCTGTATACACTGAATCTAATTGGCGGTATTTTTGGAAGCTCCCTGACGTACAACAATATGCGGAAAGACATTTTGCTGAAGTCGGGCGCATTGCCCGTGATCGTAATGTTAGACTGTCTTTCCATCCAGGTCAGTTTACTGTTCTTGCTAGTGATAATCCTGATATTGTAAATAAGAGTATAGAGGAGTTTGAGTATCATGCAGATATGGCCCGGTGGATGGGGTTTGGTAAACAATTTCAAGACATCAAGATCAACGTGCACATCTCGGGTAAAGAAGGTCCAGAAGGTATCAGGAGAGCCTATAAAAGACTCTCACCAGAAGCCCGTAATTCAATCACCATTGAAAATGAAGAAAACTCATGGGGATTAGATGAATGCCTAACACTAGGCGATCTACTGCCCATTGTTTTAGATATACATCATAATTATTGTCGTGAAGGAGAATATATTTCATCAAATGATCCGCGTATCAAAATGATTATTAATAGTTGGCGTGGTTTACGGCCTGTTATGCATTATAGCCAATCCAGAGAAGAATTTCTTTCTGATCATCCAACCGACATACTTCCCTCCCGTGATGTGCTAATTGATAGAGGCATCAATAAACAAAAATTAAGAGCCCATAGTGATTACATGCATAATCTTGCTATGAACTTATGGGCCAAAACACATTGGGAATGGGCAGACGTAATGGTAGAGGCAAAGGCTAAAAATCTAGCAAGTTTCAAATTGTTTGAGTATTGGGAAAGCCTCAAAATGTAATTTAGGATTTTTCTTTATAGAACAAACCGTTGATGTAGAGAATTCTGTAGATTTAGAGATATTGCGAATAGATTCACCTGCATTCAATAGTTTAAAAAGTAAAATTAAGTTATCTATTTTGTTTTTATTCTTTGTTTGGATAATTAATATTTTTCTTGAATCGAGACATGGTATTTTTTTCCCATACATCCCATTTTTTGGGCCTTGCTTTGCCAAAGAAAGATTATTACACCATTCTTCTGTTCTAGGTATTCCTTTAAGACTGTTGCTACGTTTAGATAAAGTTTCTTTTGTAGGTTTCCAGCCTATTTTAGAAGGGGGTTTAAATCCTCCTTTTGCAGCATTCCATGCTATATTTTTATTTGGACGAAATTCTTCTTCTAGTAGATAACAAGACTCTTCAGTACCTTGATATAATAAAGTTTGAACAAGAATATTAGAATATTTTTGTAAAATTCGGGTGAAAAATGGATTTTTCTCGTTCATGAATTTTGTAACATTGAGATGTTCTCTAAATCTACGTTTTGGGTTGTTAGAAACACCTATATACCCCTGAGAATAATGGTCGTTATGTTCTGGTAAATGTATCCAATAAACGTAATGTGTATAAATAGTCATGCTGATGCCCCTTTATTTAAATCTAGCATTAGAGTGGGTAGAGATGGCAGTCTCGTGACCCACACTTATTTATCAAAAACTTAGCAAGCTTTAAACTGTTTGAAACATATCTATCCAAAAAGGAAAAATTATATGACTAATAAAATTTTATTAAACGAATTAAAAAATAATATTAAATCATGCGAACATATAATTGATGATCTAAAAACTTTCAGTAGAGTTTTTGATACTGATTACGATGAAGATCAAATTTTAAATATTCTAATTGGGTTAGAAACATTATATACGCATAAATTCAATGAACTCAACCAAGCTTTTGAAAAATTAAATTCAAGACTTCTTTGACCTAGATTTTTTTGCAACCTTAGGGGTAGATTTTTCTACCCCTTTTTCTTTTTCAGCAACCGTTTTTTCAACCACTTCTTTTTTTACTTTTTTAGTTTTTGGTTTAGCTTTTACTTCTTCTTTTAAGGTGGGAACTTCTACCTCTTTAGGTAATTCAACGATTACGGGTTCTTCTTTTTTTACTGGCTCAACAAATTTAACTACAACTTCTTCAGTTACTAATGGCTGAACAATAACTTTTGGAACATCTACAGTGTCTCCCGATTTGTTATTAATTACAGGAGTAACAGGTGCTTCTACTTTATAAGGAACAGCCGATTTTGCTTCTTCAGCAAGTCTTTTTTCTTCTTCAGTTGGTAACCCCAACAGTTTTTTTATAAATGAAAACATATTATAAATCCTTTATATAAGTTATATAAAAATATTTATCACTAAATAAACATATAGAAATTATTTTTAAAAGGAGGTGATTCGTTAATCTATTTCTAAATACTTTATGGAGTACAAAAATGTCAAATAACATGCCAAATGTAGACGAAACTACATACGATGAAAACGAAGAAACATACGATCCAAATGATTATGGATTTATAATAGGCCCAGATGGTGAATTAAAAAGTATAATGTATCCACCCGACTTAATGGAGGACCCACCTGAAGAAATAAAAATGATATTGGAAATATTCGGAATAGATAATTTTGAGACGCTAGATCACAGAGTACTTCATTAATTTTAAAAATATGGTAAATAATTAAAAATACTTATTTATCATGACCTCACCTATTTGGATTACACCATCGGGATTTTTATTTACTGCTACAGAATTAGTATCAACTTCAACTACATTAGTAGCCTCTGGTACTAATATAACCTATTCTATTTTAAGTGGTAAATTACCTGATGGTTTGTCACTAACAACAACCACAGGTATTATTAGTGGCACACCTGAAGTAGTTTCAAATTTAAAAACAAATAAGTTTGTAGTAAGAGCTACCAATACTTCTGGAATAAGAGATAGAACTTTTATTCTAGATGTCGAAGGTATAAATTCCCCAACGTGGGAAACACAAACAATCATAACGGGTACATCTTTTACCCTAACATATAGTACAATTGAAGGTTATCTATCTATAGATGGCGTAAAACCCTATGTGTTTAATAAACAATATATAAACTATCAATTAGAAGCAACAACTACCAAATCACCTGACTCTAAAATATCTTATTATGTAGATGGTTTAAGCGATGCGCTGCCCCCAAACTTGGTATTATCTGATTCTGGAGTACTAAGCGGAATAATTGATTGTTTTACCGATCTAGACTTAAACACAACTGTAACTACTGCAACAGTATATAATCCAAAAACATATCAATTTTATGTATCTGCATCTGATGGAATATCAGAATCTAAAAGATTATTCAAATTACTGGTTTTAGATTCTGAAATGTTAAGGTATCATCCTTTAACAACAAGTACTGGTATTGCTATTTTAGATGTAAGTTTGAATACACAACCAAAAAGCTACTTGCTACCACCACAATTTATTAATGGTAATAGCTTAGGAACAATAAGAGCAGAAAATTATCAAATATTAGATGCATCTGCTTATGATCCATCACCCTTTGTAGGAACAATAACATATAATTTGGTAACTGGTACTACAATTACTACTAGATTGCCGCAAAATTTAAATTTAGATAGAAATACTGGATTTTTATATGGTTATATACCGTATCAACCAGCATATACAATTAACTATAATCTAAATATTAACGCAACAAAATTTGATAGCTTAACAGGGGTGTCCGTAACCGCATCAAATACATTTACACTAGCTATAAAAGGTCTTGTAGAAAGTTCTATAGAATGGGTTACAACAAGTTCATTCTTAGGCACAGTTACTACTGGAGAATTAAGTCATTTATATGTGCAAGCAAAACAGACAATTTCAAATTATGATATAAAATACAGTAAAAAATCTGGAAATTTGCCCGATGGTTTAACATTATTATCAGATGGGTCAATAACTGGAAAAGTAAACACTGGGACTTCTGGAACATTTAATTTTGAAGCAGAAGCTAAAGATATATACGAATTAAGCGCAATAAATAAAAGTTTCAGTATAAATGTAACAGAAGCATCTAAAAATTATACATCATTATATTTTAAACCATTTTTATCCAAGTCTACAAAAGATTATTACAGTAATTTTATTAATGATGAGCAAATTTTTGATCCAAAATTACTCTACAGAAATTTAGATCCAGAATTTGGTGTTCAACGAGATATAAAAATAATTTTAGAATTTGCCATTGAAAAAGTTGATATAGAAAAATATGCAGAATCATTTGTTAGAAATTTCTATAGAAGAACATTTTATTTTGGTAATATAAAAACTGCAAGAGCAGAAGATTCAAATGGAAATTATATTTACGATATAGTATATGCTGATGTAATTGACAATTTAGTAAATCAATATAACACAAGTGTTAGTAGTATAGTATATTTTGATAATATCCAATATTATCCAGCAAGTATCGATAATATGAGAGAACAATTATCAAACATAACTTTAGAAGATTCTGAAAAAATTTCTATTAATAAAAGTTTCTATCCTAAATTTTTACAGACTTCACAGGATTCAAGCTATAAATCTATAAATTATATGAGATTTATACCATTATGTTATACCTTACCAAATGAAGGACAACGAATCGTAAGTAGAATAAAATTGAAAAATTTTGATTTCAAAAAAATTCATCTAGATATAGATAGAGTTATAGTAAAAGAAGACAACATCACCAATAAAGAACGGTATTTATTTTTTGGTAAAAGAGATATAAAAAATTAAATACCAAATCAAATAAATACATGTAAATTTATGGATATTTAATTTTATGACAACAAGAGCCCCATTATCGCAAGTTCTACAAGATCCAGGTTTAACCAATCCAACTGAAGGAGAAACCCTTTTTATTGTTGCAGATTCTGGAGTTGAACAAAAACTAACGGTTTCACGCGCCAGATTATTGTTAGATACAGTTGGTCCTGCTGGTCCACAAGGTATCCAAGGAAGTCAGGGAGTCCAAGGAGCACAAGGGGTTCAAGGTCATCAAGGAGTTCAAGGCCATCAAGGAGTTCAAGGAGAAACTGGATCAAGTGGAGGACCGGGTTCACAGGGTGTTCAAGGGGCACAAGGTGTTCAGGGAACACAAGGCGTACAAGGAGCACAAGGTGTTCAGGGAACATCGGGTGTACAAGGAACACAAGGCGTACAAGGAGCACAAGGTGTTCAAGGTTCTCAAGGTGTAGCTGGGGTACAAGGATCACAAGGTCCAACGGCTACAGTATTTCCAAATATTCAAGGTGGTTCGCAAGGCTCCATTCCAATACAAGTAGATACTGATGTAACTGCATTCATTAATATAGGTCCACAAAATTATATATTAAAATCAGAAGGTAATACTGCTACATGGGTGTCAACTTCTACGATTTTTGTTGGAAGAGCAGATAAATCAGACAAATCATTTATAACTTCTTCGGATAATATTTCAGAATATTATCCAACAATGGCTATTGGAATCAATGATTATGTAACCCCAGTCTCAGATTCTTCTTTAATATTTCAAAGCGATTCAAAAACATTATTAACACCCATATTAAAAGTAACAACTTCAACCAATGCAATAAGTACTACTACTGGAGGATTAATTGTAACAGGTGGGGTTGGTATAGGCAAAGATATCCATATAGGTGGAGACATCTATAAAAATGGAGAGCTATACGTCGTAGGTGGTGGTTCCGGAACACAAGGTGCGCAAGGATTCCAAGGAACACAGGGGCATCAAGGACTTGAAGGAGCACAAGGTTTACCTGCCGAAACAGGAATACAAGGAGCGCAAGGCTTCCAAGGAGCACAAGGATTTCAAGGAACACAGGGTATAGGTGGTGGACCTGGATCAGATGGAATTCAAGGTGCGCAAGGTTTTCAAGGGGCGCAAGGATTTCGAGGTGCAACTGGCATTCAAGGGGATCAAGGTTTAGCAGGAATTCAAGGGGCACAAGGATTCCAAGGTACACAAGGGGCTGGGGGACAAGGACCACAGGGCGCACAAGGTTTAGAAGGTTTTCAGGGACATCAAGGATTCCAAGGAAATCAAGGATCACAGGGAGAATTAGGATTTACTGGTATTCAAGGCGCACAAGGATTCCAAGGAAATCAAGGTCATCAGGGATTTCAGGGAACACAAGGTGTAGAAGGTATTCAAGGAGCGCAAGGATTCCAAGGACATCAGGGATTCCAAGGAGCACAAGGAATAGAAGGCATTCAAGGGGCGCAAGGATTCCAAGGAAATCAAGGCCACCAAGGATTCCAAGGAACACAAGGTGCTGGAGGCGAAGGACCACAAGGCGCACAAGGAGTAGATGGAGTTCAAGGAGCACAAGGATTCCAAGGACATCAAGGTCATCAGGGTTTCCAAGGAACACAAGGACATGATGGTATTCAAGGAGCACAAGGATTCCAAGGAGCACAGGGATTCCAAGGAGCACAAGGATTCCAAGGTCATGATGGAATCCAAGGAGCACAAGGATTCCAAGGAACACAGGGCGCTGGAGGACAGGGAGCGCAAGGATTCCAAGGACATCAAGGTTTCCAAGGGACACAAGGATTCCAAGGACATCAAGGTTTTCAAGGACATCAAGGTTTTCAAGGACATCAAGGTTTCCAAGGGGCGCAAGGATTTCAAGGAAACCAAGGCTTCCAAGGACACCAAGGCTTCCAAGGACATGATGGAATTCAAGGAGCACAAGGATTTCAAGGAACTCAGGGTGCTGGGGGCGATGGGCCACAAGGCGCACAAGGTTTTCAAGGTCACCAAGGATTCCAAGGTCACCAAGGTTTTCAAGGAACTCAGGGTCATCAAGGTTTCCAAGGTCATCAAGGTTTCCAAGGAGCACAAGGACTTAGAGGTGCACCCGGGTTACAAGGTGCTCAAGGTTTTAATGGCGTACAAGGATCACAAGGTTTTCAAGGAAATCAAGGACATCAGGGATTCCAAGGTGCACAGGGATTCCAAGGAACACAAGGTGCACCGAGCGAAGGAGGATTCCAAGGTGCACAGGGATTCCAAGGACATCAAGGATTCCAAGGAAATCAGGGTTTCCAAGGAGCACAAGGATTCCAAGGAACACAAGGTGCTGGTGGCGAAGGCCCACAAGGCGCACAGGGATTCCAGGGACACCAAGGTTTCCAAGGAAATCAAGGACATCAGGGTTTTCAAGGATCAACTGGAATTCAAGGACAACAAGGTATATTAGGAGGAGATGGTCCACCAGGATTACAAGGTGCACAGGGTTCACGTGGATTACCAGGATTTCAAGGAAGTCAAGGAGCACAAGGATTCCAAGGAACTCAAGGTGATAGTGGGGTAGGCGTTCAAGGTGTTCAGGGTGCAGAAGGGTTCCAAGGAAGTCAAGGAGCACAAGGATTCCAAGGAGCCGAAGGTAGTCAAGGCCCATCGGGATCAGGGGCACAAGGTCCAGCAGGTTTTCAAGGAAGTCAGGGCGCAGAGGGACTTCAAGGAGCACAAGGCCCACGTGGATTTCAGGGAAATCAAGGTCATCAAGGATTCCAAGGAAATCAAGGTCATCAAGGATTTCAGGGTGATCGTGGGGCACAAGGATTCCAGGGACATCAAGGATTCCAAGGAAATCAAGGATTCCAAGGGGCACAGGGTCATCAAGGATTTAGAGGACCACAAGGATTACAAGGTCCAGAAGGATTGCAAGGAAGCCAAGGACATCAAGGATTCCAAGGACGACAGGGACATCAAGGGTTTCAAGGAGCAACCGGCGCAGAAGGTATCCAAGGAGCACAAGGGTTCACTGGTTCTGGTTCACCAGGTTCCCCAGGTTCCCAAGGAGCACAGGGATTCCAAGGAGCACAAGGATTCCAAGGACCATCAGGTGCACAAGGACCAAACGGCGCACCAGGAATACCAGGAACCGCTGGTTCATCTGGACAAGTATTATATAATAGCGGTGGAACTGTAACAAGTTCTTCAAATTTACAATTCAATGGATCAGACCTATATGCATCAGGTGAGATTCGAGCAGGTGGAGACATAGTTGCATATTATTCATCAGATAAGAGATTAAAAACCAATATAGAAACAATTTCAAATGCAAAAGAAAAAATAAAACAAATTTCCGGAATTTTATATAATTGGAATCAGTATGCTGTAAATAAAGATACAAGAACTAGGCAAGCAGGTGTAATTGCCCAAGAAATAGTTAATGTGTTGCCAGAAGCAGTTATTACAAGAACTGATGGTTACTTAGCAGTTAATTATGAGCAAATAATACCTTTATTAATAGAAGCATTAAAAACATTAATAAATGAAGTTGAAAATTTAAAAAATAAATCGGAGTAAAAAGTGTCAACATTAAATACAGCAAGTGTTTTTATTAACAAAATAAATCAAAATTTTCCAGTATCAGGAAGAGATAATGACACACAAGGATTTAGAGATAATTTCAAAAATATAAGACAAGCATTAATATATACAGATGAAGATGTAGAATATTTAAAAATAAATGCGGTTAAATTATCTGAAACTAATAATTTTGGCGATAATATAATAGAACGTGCTTCTTTTAAAGATTGCTCTGATATTGTTTATGATGAAACCGAAACTATCCAAACTGGTGATGTTGAATTAGATTATTCTAATGGTGGTTTTCAGAAATATAAAATTAGTAGTGGTACACATTCTTTTAGTGTTATAAATTTACCCCCAACAAATCGTTCAGGCACAATGATGTTAGCAATTTCAACTGCTAGTACATTTGCAACAACTGTAACATTTTCAGCAGTAAATTTATACAATTATGGCGCATCTCTACCCGTTACCATCACTGGGCCAAACCCTGCATTATTTCAATTATGGTCCGATGGAGATTCAGACAATCTTTATTTAAAGCAAATATAATGTTTAATCCATTAATTGACAATTTGCATAAACTTAAAGATGATGATATTGAATTAAAAATTCAAGATTTAACTAAAAAATATCATATAGCCGCAAAATGTGGGCAAGGACAATTGTGTTTACAAATATCTTCTATATTAAATATGTTAAATGATGAGCTAAAAACTAGATATCGTAAACGTATGGAAGATTTAGAAAAAAATAAAGACAAAAATCTAGATGGTTTGATTAACATTGATTGACAAGATATACCAACATGTGGTATCATGTTTGAATGAAGATAAACTCATATGGTCAAGTATCGTTAACTGAAAAAGAAATTTTTGAAGCTATATATACCAAAACTTTAGATTCATTATCAGACGTATATGTTGATGACAAATTCATAAGTGAGTTATTTAATAAAAGTAATAAAGACAATTACAACGAGTTTGACGATTTAAATTTTTTTGTTGAATCATCTATATCTCAAGAAGAGTTTGATAAACTTAACCAAAAAAATTGGTTTATTCCACCGGATTATAAAGATTTTGATATTATAGAACATTTATATAATATTTGTCCAAAAGAAAATATAAATCGTCTGTCCAAAGAATTAAAGTTATATGAACAATATAATTTAATAGACTTATTAAAATTTCTTAAATACTTAGTGGATATGATGAAAACTCACAAAATTCCATGGGGAATTGGTAGAGGCAGTAGTGTATCAAGTTATGTATTATTTTTATTGGAAATACATAAAATAGATTCTGTAAAACACAGGCTTGACATATCCGAATTCTTAAATTAAAGGAACAATTATGAAATATAGAACTATGCAAGGTAAAGAAATTGATTTAGAAAAATTAATGAAAAAGAATGAATTAATGCCAGCTATTGGAAATATGCGGGTAAATGCTAGAGGCGATGAATTAGGCCCTGGTGGGAAAATCGTAAAAAAGCGTGATGAAATCATGAATGATTATTACGAAACAAATCCAAAGGCTTCACCAAAAAAATAAAACGGAGTTATTATGAAAGTTAAAGGAACAATTTTGCCATTAAAAGATAAAGTTTTAGTTTCAGATATGGATTTCGGAATCGAAAGAACATCTTCTGGATTATATATCCCGAGCGATAATGGAAAAAATCAAGGAATCCACCCTAGATGGGGTAAAGTATGGGCAATTGGTCCAGATCAACAAGATGTGAAAATCGGTGAATGGGTTTTAGTTGAACATGGTAGATGGACTAGAACTATAGAATATGAGGATTCAAACGGCTCAGTTATAGAATTGCGAATGATAGATAATAATGCAATAATGATGACCGCTGACAGTAAACCATCTGATATCTATAGATCAGAAAATTAAAAATGAGTTTAATTAAAAGTATATTATACAAACTGTATAAAAAGTTAGATAAATCATTTAATGAGATCGGTCCAGAGCCTGCTGACCTTTCATTAGCCCGTTCATCACAAAGAAATTTAGGGTTCAATATTTATATAGCAAAAGGTGGTATTATAGTTGAATCATTAAGATATGATACTAAAAAACATGAAGAAATATCCTGTCTACATATTGTAAATTCCGAATCAGATTTAGGTGAGACAATTGGAAAAATTATCACTATGGAATTTTTAAAATAATTATATGATAAAAAAACTTTGGTGTGAAAAATATCGCCCAACAAAACTTTCAGAATATGTTTTTCGTGATTCTGCGCAACAACAACAGATTGAAGCATGGGTTAAAGAAAAATATATTCCACACCTTTTGTTCAGTGGTTCACCGGGAGTAGGTAAAACAACTCTGGCAAAAATTCTAGTCAATGAATTAGAAATAGACAATTTTGATTTTTTAGAACTGAATGCAAGTAGAGAAAATAGTGTAGATACTATAAGAGATAAAATTGTAAATTTTGTTGAAAGTATTCCATTTGGTCCATTTAAAGTAGTATTACTAGATGAAGCTGATTTTTTAACTCCAAATGCACAAGCAATTTTACGTGGAGTTATGGAAAATTATAGTAATTACAGTAGATTTATTCTAACATGTAATTATTCTAACAAGATAATCCCTGCTATTCATAGTAGATGTCAAGGGTTTCATATCGAAAAAACTGACCAGACGGAATTTACTGCTAGGGTTGCCACTATTCTAGTTGAAGAACATACAGAATTTAATTTGGATGTGTTAGATACATATGTAAAAGCAACTTACCCAGATCTAAGAAAATGTATCAACTTTGTACAACAAAATGTTATAGATAATGTATTATATCTACCAAACAGCAGTGACAAATTTGCAGATGACTATAAAATTAAAATGGTAGAACTTTTTAAAAACGGATTAATAAAAGATGCCAGAAAACTATTATGTCAAAATGCTAAACCAGAAGAAATGGAAGATATTTACAAATGGATGTATAGAAATATAGATCTATTTGGTGATACCGAAGAGAAAAAAGATTCTGCCATTTTAATCATAAAAGATGGATTAGTAGATCATGCAATCTGCGCTGATTCAGAACTGAATTTATCAGCAACTTTGATTAAATTATCTAGACTGTAAAAAGCGGCACAGCAGGTCAATGGCCGCTTTTTACTTTTTAGACGTCTTCTTTATAAATTTTTAGAATTTCTTTGACTACGGGATGTCTTTCAACGTCTTTTACGTCAAATTTTACCATTCCAATCATTTTATAATTTGTAGCTTTCGCATATAAATTACAAAATTCTAATAGACCATTTTCTTTTGGTCTATCAGCTTGGTTTAGATCCCCTGTTACAACCATTCTAGAATTTTCCCCAATTCTAGTTAGTAACATTTTCATTTGACTAGTAGACGTATTTTGACATTCATCTGCTATTATAAATGCATTTTTGAATGTTCTACCTCGCATCATTGCTAATGGTGCAATTTCAATGATCCCATCTTCGATCATTGCTTGAATTTCTCTAGGGTGATAGTATTCCTCAAATACATCAAAAATTGGGCGAGTCCACGGCTCCATTTTTTGATTTAATGTCCCCGGCAAAAATCCATGTTCCTCATCAACACTGACAGCTGGGCGTGTTACAATTATTTTTTTAATTGAACCTTCTTTAAGCTGTTTTATAGCCATTTGTACCGCCAACATAGTTTTTCCGGTTCCTGCTGGCCCTATTGCAAAAACTATGTATAATTTTTGATTTTTAAGTAACTCAATATAAGTTTCTTGATTTATACTCCTCGGAATTATTAAAACTTCTTGATTTCTTTTTACGTAAGATTTAATTTGTATTAAATTATCTTTTGGCTCTTTTTTTATGAATCTTGGGTCTTTTTCTAAGAAAAATTCCCTGTCTTTTCTTTTGGCTCTAGGCAATTGTAACCTCCTAATTGAATCGACCTACATTTTTATTTAAACATAAACAATAAAAAGTATATCAAAACAGTAGAAAAATCGCAAGAATACTTTTTAGGATAAATATTTAATAAAAGAGACCACCATGAAAGACATTATAGATATAATTAAAAATGTTCAATACATAAATGAAAACAATAATTCACTAAAAATACTTTTAGATTTTGAGAAAGTATTAGATGAATTAAATTTATATGCATTTGATAACTGGATTGATGGTGAATTGGTAGAAGGTCCAAAAGTATCTAGATACATGATTTCTTGTACTTTTATGTGGCCGACAAAAAAATCACCAGATTCTCACGGATTGAAAATACTCAGAATGTATGGATGTAAAGTATCATATGAAAAAAATAATATTTTAATTCCTAGAAAAATAAAAGATCCAGATGATTTTAGACCAGGTACAAAAAAAGGAAAAATAGAAGCACATCCAATATGGTTGGTAACAATTGAAATGCCGAAAAAATTAATTCATGATATTTCAATTGGAAAAGAAAACAAAGAGAAAGCAAGGATGTCAGAATTCTTAAAATATAATAGTATAGAAACCACAGCCGAAACGATGCAACAAGGACCGGAAGCAAATGAAATCCCACAAACTCCAGCACCAGCAGCCCCACCAGCAAATATTTGAAAGCCTTAGAAGTAAGGACATGGAACATTTTATTAATACAAAATTTTCCATTGATCGATTTAAAAGCAAAATGGGTGAAGACGAAGATATCGTCGTTTTAGGATTTAAACTAAAAGAAAAACAGCCAGCTATAGATTTGATGGAGTTTTTTGAAAAAAGTTATGATTTTATTCTTGATTCTGATATGAGTGCAGGTGAAGAATTTGATGGAAATTATCATGTATTTGTAGAGTTGGAAAGAAATAAAAATTTACCAAATAATTTAAATGAATTATTCTATGGTTTGAAAAAATTAACAAACAATTCAAACTGGAAATTTTCATATCAAAAATCAAAAGAATATTATGACTTAAATGAAGATAATTTAAAAAAATATGTTCCATTAAATGTGGATTCTTATAAAAAATTTATGTTTGAATCAAAAAGTAATGATATCAAAAAATTCTTTAACAAAGGAATAGTTGATGTTATTTTGTCAGAAAATAATACTTTAATATTTAAAAAACCATATTTTCATGATTTAACCGCTAAATTTATTGCTATAGGTAAGTCTGATAAAGTATTTGATACAACACCTGGACCATTCGACATAACAGAAAGTGGTCAAAGTAAAGTATTATTTTTAAATAAATTTTTAGGAAATTATGATATTCAAAAAATTGGTGACAAATACATTATACGTAATGAAAAAGACGCAATAATTATTGAAAAGGATAGGTGGTAATCATGTGGCAAATTGGTGCTTTATTAGGATTAATACCAACTTGGTTCTGGACCATTGTGTTGCTAACAGGACTAGGATGTTTAGTATTTTCATGGTTTACTAGGATATATAAAGTACCATTAAAAGCTGCTGGGATAATATGTATAGTAATAGGTTCATGGTTTTTAGGAATTGCCGCAAATGAAGCTAAATGGGAACAAAGAGTAAAAGATTTAGAAAAACAATTAGAAAACGCAAAAGTTGAGAGTCAAACTGAAAATGTAAGAATTGAAGAGAAAATAGTATATAAAGATAGAATAATAAAACAAAAAGCCGATACTAGAATAGAATATGTAGATCGTGTAATAAAAGAAAAAGAAGAAGTTGTAAAATATGTTGAAAATTGTCCAGTTCCACAAATAATTTTGGAAGAACATAATAAAGCTGCATTAAATCAACTGAATGAAGCTGCAAAAAATCCTAACGGAGATAAGAAATGAAAATTTTTTTTATACTATTAACAAGCATTTTTTTATCAGCATGCACTACAGTTGTTCCAGTAAAACAAAAATTTCCAGAAGCTCCTAAAGCTTTACTTGAAAAATGTCCCGATTTATTACAAGCAAATGATAATGCCACTGACATTAGTGAATTTTTAAAGGTAATAATACGCAATTATCAATTATATTATGAATGCTCTAATAAAAATGATGGTTGGATAGATTGGTATTCAACCCAAAAGAAAATTATGGATAAATCAAACAAATAAAAATTACGAAATTTAGTAAATAACATTGGAGGGTAAAATGCAAAAATTCATTCTTACAGCAGAACAACTAGCACTAATTATAAAAAAGAACCCATATGTTGAACAATGGCATAATGCAATGGAAAGATTATTACCCGATTATGATATTAATACTCCACAAAGAGTAGCTGCATTTGTTGCACAATGTGCACACGAATCTGCAAATTTCAAGTTCTTAAAAGAAAATCTAAATTATAGATCATCCACTCTTAGAAAAATATTTCCAAAATATTTTCCAACAGATGAGTTAGCTCAAAAATATGCATCACTTCCAAATAAACAAGAAGCTATAGCTAATAGAGTTTATGCTAATAGAATGGGAAATGGTGATGAAAATAGTGGAGATGGGTATCGTTACTGCGGTAGAGGTTTAATTCAATTAACTGGAAAAAATAATTATCAAGCATTTGCCGATAGTATTGAAACACCAGTTGAAGAAATACCAGAATATCTAGCTACATTTGAAGGAGCAGTACAGAGTGCCTGTTGGTTTTGGGAAACAAATAGTTTAAACAAATGGGCAGATACTGGTGATATTAGAGAATTAACTAGAAGGATAAATGGCGGTTATATTGGTTTAGAGGATAGAATAAATCATTATAAACATGCATTACATGTGCTAGGAGTGTAAAATGGAAATAATTTTATGGTTATTAATTGGAATGTTCATAGGATGGAATTTACCACAACCAGCATGGGCAACAAATTTACAAACTAAGGTAAAGGAAATTATATTAAACTTAAAGGATAAAAACCATGACGGAAAATAAAGAAGATTGGATGCAGAAAAAATGGCGGCCCATGATGGCAATAATGTACATGTCAGTCTGTGCTTTTGATTTTATAGTATTTCCAATATTATGGGCAGTTGTTCAATTTTGGGAAGTAATGCCAGAAAATGATGCTTTTCGTCAATGGGAACCTTTGACCTTACAAGGAGCAGGATTATTTCATATGGCAATGGGTGCAGTATTAGGTGTAACTGCATGGAGTAGAGGACAAGAAAAGCTAGCTGGAATTAATAATCAAAGTGGTAATCAACCAGCATTGCCAGCACCTCAACCAACACAAAGTTTTTCAGCACCAGTTTCACAATCTTTCAGTGCGCAACCACAACCTGTTAATTCAATGGGAGGTTCTTCGCAGTTTCAATCATTTGATAGACCACAAACATCTAATCAAGTGTTGACTGACTCTAAGGGAAGAGCCATGCCGGTACAGCCAGAAAGAGAGGAATTATAATAAATTATTTTTAGGAGATAAACATGAATACAGTCGCTAAAATTTTAATACTATCATCAATTTTTATGTTGTATTCATGTGATGTCAGGTATAGATATCCATGTCAAGATCCAAAAAACATTAATAATGTAGAGTGTCAAAAAGAAACATGCGAAATATCGAGAGAATGTCCAGAAATTAAAGAAGGTAGAAACCATGAATGAAAGAATGACTTCTGAAGAATTGTTTGCTAGACTTAAAGTATTCGTCGGAGTATGTTTAGCATTAACCCTTATGGGGATTGTATTTGTAGTTTTATATAGTATTATTTTCGTAACACAGCCGTTAGATGCTATAAGCCCAATTGATACAAAATTCTTTGAATTAATTATTCCAATAGCTACATTTTTAACTGGAACCTTATCAGGAATAATGTTAGGGTCTTCCAATGATAAAAAATGTAATAAAAATGAAGATTCAGATAAAAAGGAAGATGTATGAAAAATATTTTATTATCAATAATAACAAGCCTATTTCTTTTAAGCCCATCTTTTGCAGATGAACCAAAAACAGATACTGCCGGAAAAGGTGAAATTAAAGAAGTATGTCATCCAAAAAAAGACAAATCTGGTAAAGAATTAAAAGATAAAAATGGTAAAGTAATCGAAGAATGTAAAAAGATAAAAGTTAGAAGAAAACTTGAAGGAACAGAAGTTCCAGTAAAAAAATAAGTATTGACTATTTTTCAAAAACATAGTATGATCATGTATACCATTACATGAATATATGCCCGATTATTATACTATATTAGGAATAGAAAAGTCAGCATCTAAAGAAGAGATAAAATCTGCTTATAGAAAATTAGCAAGTCTACACCACCCTGATCGGGGTGGCGACACTAAGACATTTCAAGAAATACAAGCAGCGTATGCAACTTTAAGCGATCCTGATAAAAAACTTCAATACGATAATTACCAAAATCAGACTACAAACAACCATTTTCAAGATATATCTGATATTTTTAGAGACTTTTTTAATTTTGAAAATAACAACGTATTTCGTAGAGAATTTAGAAATAAAAATTTAAATCTTAAAGTAGAAATAACTTTAGAAGAAGCTTTTAACGGCAAAGATATTATAAGTAATGTTAAACTACCATCCGGCAGAGATCAATTAATAGATATTAAAATACCAAAAGGTATTCAACATAATACTACCTTACGAATTTATAATATCGGAGATGATAGTATTAAAAATATCCCAAGAGGAGATATTTTTTTAACAGTAGATATTAAACCACATCCTATATTTAAACGACTTGATGATGACCTAGAGACTGTGGTACAATTGTCATGCTTTGAAGCAATCTTGGGGAAAGAGTTAACAATTAACACAATAGATAATAAAACTCTAGCAATTAACATTCCTCCAGGTGCACAAAATAACCAAATTTTTGGTGTACCAAATTTTGGAATGTTTAATAACTCGACAAATACAAGAGGTAGACTGTTTATAAAAATAAACATAACAATACCAACAAATTTAACAGATGAACAAAAAGCAATTTTGAAAAACTTTATATAAAAGGAAAAACTAAATGATAGATACTGATAAAGATTTAGAAGAAATTTTTGAAAATGCAATAATGATTGCTATAAAAAATAAGCATGAATATATTACGTTGGAACATTTTCTTTTAAGTATAGTATCAAATGAAGAATTCTGTTCACTTTTAACTGATTTTGGAACAGACGTCGAGGTTTTAAAAGATGATATTCAACACTATATTGAGTATGATTTAAAAGATATTATAAACCCCGATATTAATAAACCTAAAAAAACAAACGTTTTAGATAAGGTTATCAATAGAGCATTCACCAATGTTCTACTAGTTGGTAAGCATATTATCGAGCCCATAGACTGTTTTTTAAGTATTTTATCAGAAAAAAATACTCACGCTGTATATTTGCTTAAAAAAGCAAATATTGATAAAGAAAAATTCTTAAAATTCTTGAATAAAGAAGATAAGTCCAATAAATCTTCAAATAATAGTACTAAATATGAAAATATTATTAATCAATTTTGTACTAATTTAAATGAAAAAGCAAAAAATAAAAATATTGATCCAGTAGTTGGACGTGATAAAGAAATCGAAGATATTGAACTGATTCTAGCTAGAAGAGTTAAATCAAATGCTATTTTAGTAGGTGACCCCGGAGTTGGAAAAACTGCGATTGCTGAAGGGCTAGCTAAAAAAATCGTGGATAAGTCAGTTCCAAAATTTTTAGAAAACTATACTATCTACAATTTAGATATTAGTGCAATGTTAGCTGGATCTAAATATCGTGGAGATTTTGAAGAAAGACTGAAAGCAGTAATTAATGCCTCTGAAAAATTAGGTAATTGCATATTATTCATTGATGAAGCCCATATGATGAACGGCGCTGGCACTAGTAATGGTGGAAGCAATGATATGAGCAATATGCTAAAATCTGCCTTATCTAAAGGTAATATCAAGGTAATTGCAAGTACCACATGGGAAGAGTATAGGAAATTCTTTGAAAAAGATAGAGCATTAATGCGACGTTTTCATAAAGTTGTAATTGATGAACCTTCAGAAGAAGATACTGTAAAAATCCTAAAAGGGTTGAAAAAGTACTATGAAAAACATCATGGTGTAAAAATCACAAATCAAGCAATTGTTGATGCTGTAAAATATAGTATCAAATATATTACTGATAAAAAACTACCAGACAAGGCAATTGACTTAATTGATTGTGCATGTGCTAGATTTAAACTCAATAATTCATCAGAAAAAACAGTAGACCATGACCAAATTATTTTTGAAGTTTCAAAAATGGTAAAGATGCCTATTGAAAATCTAAATGAAAAAGAGAGTAAAAATCTTCAAAATTTAGAAAAGCATATGAAGCAAAGCGTTTTTGGACAAGAAAAGTCCATCGATGTTTTATTAGATAAAATATTTATTGCTCAAGCTGGACTTAAAAATGGAAATAAACCAGTAGGAAACTTCTTGTTCGTAGGACCAACTGGAGTCGGAAAAACTGAAGTTGCAAAACAATTATCAATCAATATGGGCACAAAGCTTGTCAGATTTGATATGAGTGAATTTCAAGAAAAACATAGTGTCAGTAAATTCATTGGTAGCCCACCGGGATATATTGGGTTTGATGATAATGCTGGTCAACTGGTTACAAGCCTACAAGAAAATCCAAATGGTATTTTTCTTTTTGACGAAATTGAAAAAGCGCACCCAGATGTCTTTACAGTTTTGCTTCAGCTAATGGATAATGCAGTAATTACTGGAAGTAATGGTAAAAAGGCAGATGGTAAAAATGCTATAATTATCATGACTAGTAATTTAGGTGCAGCTGATGCAGAAAAAAATAGTGTTGGATTTGGAAATATCGAAAGAGATTTTGACCCCACTAATGCAGTAAATACTTTCTTTGCACCAGAATTTAGAAATAGATTAGATGGTGTAATTAAATTTAATAAATTAGACCAAGAATCCATGACAAAGATCGTCAAGAAATTTATTGATGAAATTAATAGTTTGATGAAAGATAAAAATATATCTATCAAAATTCTACCAGAAGCAATTAAATTCTTGATTAATAAAGGTTTTGACAGTAAAATGGGTGCTAGACCACTACAGAGAACTATTGATGAATTTATTAAAAAGCCTCTAAGTAAAGAAATTCTTTTTGGTAAACTTAAAAATGGTGGAACAGTTGAAGTTAATGCATCAAATGATGAAATAATTTTTGATTATATTAAGCTGGTACAGCCTAAAACAGATATTGCTTTAGAAAAAGTATAAATACTATACTATGCCAGCATTAAGTCAAACTCTAAACTTTGTACCGTTAAATACTCCTTCTAGTACCAGCACAACAGCTGTGGTATATCCAAATTCTGGTACTGAAGCTATAGTTTTTATTAGCGATAAAGTCAAAGGTGATGGCTATTTTGGTGGCAGCGATGGCTTGCATACCGTGATGTACACTGCAACACAAGACTTTTCAGGTACTATTACAATGCAAGCCACTCTAGCAACAGTACCGACCAATTCAGATTGGTTCAACGTCAGTAATTCAAGTGTGGCATACACTGAGTTAAATGTAAGAAATACATCTACTGTAGATATAATAAACTTTACCGGAAACTTTGTTTGGGTAAGAGGACATGTTTATATCAATGATGGTTCAGTTGAGTCAATATTGTATAATCATTAAAAAATATTAAAATCACTAAATAATTGTAATAGGGTATACAATTATGAAAATTAGTGATTTAGTACTTGATCCATCCTCCTTAGAGGAATCTATGTCTATAGGTGATGTATTTCATCTTGAATTAGACAATATTCTCATAGAAACATCCATCATAGATTTCACTACTGATGGAGTTGTCATTTCTATTGACGATACTGGGTTATCATACCTCCCATTGGAAACTATTAACGAAGCCGAGTACCAAGGAAGAAAAGTACCTTTAGGTAAACCAATGAAAGGTGACGTTAAGAAAAGCAAAGTTTACGTCAAGGGACCAAAAGGAAATGTGGTAAAAGTAAATTTCGGTGACAAAAAAATGAGGATTAAAAAATCTAATCCTAAACGCCGTAAGAGTTTTAGAGCAAGACATAATTGTGCTAACCCGGGTCCAAGATGGAAAGCCAAATTTTGGTCATGTCGAGCATGGTGAAATCATGAAATTAATGGAATTTTTTGGTAGTCATTCATTAGATTCAAAAAAGGAAGAAAGTAATTCAAGTATTCCAATAGATGAATTGTTTGAGTTCATTTTAAACAGTGATCAAACTTTTAAAAATCACTATTTTAATATAGCAGAAACTTTTAATGAAAAAAAATCTTTTTCTAATGAAGAAATTATAGAATACTTTATGCCTATGGTTAAACAGGGATGTAAAGAATTTTACGATAAAAATAAACTAAATGGGAAATTAGGAAAAGTCTTTAATAAAGATTTAAGAGAAAAACTGTGTAATAAATTATATGATCATTACCATAATGATTTGAAAAAATATTCATATTTTAATTAATTATGGATGATATTAATAATTTAAAAAAACTAGCAGGTATAACTACTACAAAAACAAATATTAACTTCGGCGAACCTAATATCAGTTATACTGGTATGGAAAAAGCAGAATTAATGAAAAAACATAACATAAAACCTGGGACGGAAGAATGGTTTCGGTTATTTTTTGCTAAGCCGTGGTTAACGGGCGAGACCCCGATATGAGTAAAAAGCATAAAAAAGCAAAAGTCAATTACAGAAAAATATGGGAAGATCATTACAGTAGTATACCGAAAGATGAAAATGAAATAAGTTATCATATTCATCATATTGATGGAAATCCAGAAAATAATTCTAATAAATAATTTCTATGAAAATATTAGAAATTATCAATGAAGATGACATTAGAGATATTAAATCTGCATTGTCAGTAAATGACAAGTCTAAATTTTTAAAAAAAATAAACAATAATTCCTCTAGTGGAGGAACAAAAGTTTATCATATTAAAAAAAATAATAAAATATTAAAAATTTGGAAGATACATAATCCAAAATTTGATTCCTATTTAGAATGGACCAATAAGATAAAAAATTTATCTTCATCAAATTCATATTTACCAAAAATAGAATCTGTTAAAGTATTCTCTTTTCCTAATCCAAAATTTGAAGACACTATTTCATATCAAGGATTGGCTGTTATGGAAAAGCTTGATCCGATAAGTAAATACCCAGATAGTATATTATTACCATTATTCAGAAATACCGGAATAAATCTAAAAAGTAGAATTAGATTTTTAAAAACTTTATGGACTAAAGAAAATTTAGATATATTAAAATCGGAAGTTCATGATGAAAAACTACTTCAAGCCTTAAATTTAGTATCAGAAATATTGGATGAATTGCCTAATTCAAGAGGTGATTTACATACTGGTAACTGGATGATACGTAAAGACGGAAATTCATTACAGTTAGTACTAACTGATCCTGTAACTTAAAATCATTATCAGATAAATAAAATATATAAAATATCTAAAAAGATAGGATACTTTCATGGATGATTTACAAAAACTGGCGAAGATAGCATTTTCAAGTGAATTTAGTTTTTATTTAAAAGCTCATTTTTTTCATTGGAACGTTGAAGGGCCGGATTTTTATCAATATCATAAACTTCTTGGTAAAATTTATGAAGAAGTCCAAGACAGTATAGACGAGTTTGCTGAAAAAATCAGATCATTAAATACTTATATGCCAGGTAGTTATACTAGATTTAGTATGTTATCACAAATTGAAGATGAAACCAAAATATTATCTTCAAGAGAAATGATAGAAGAATTAATTAAAGACAATGAAAAAATGAAAATAATTTTTACTAAATTATTTAAACTTTCTGAATCTTTAAATGAGCATGGGTTTAGCGATTTTATTGCAGCTAGAATAGATGCACATGATAAGCATGGTTGGATGTTACGTTCTAGTTTAAAGAGAGATTAATTATAAAATGAAAATATTAGAATTATTTGAACAAACTAATCCTACACTTAGAATAGGTAGCAGAGGTCCAGCAGTTGGTCAAGTACAAACATTATTAAAAATAAAATCTGATAACATTTTTGGAAATAATACTAGACAAGCAGTTATAAATTTTCAAAAAAGCAATAACTTAACAGCAGATGGTATAGTTGGACCTAATACATGGAGGGCATTATTAACAAGCGGATCAGCGGCACAAGCCCCAGCTACTCAACAACCAGCACAAGAAAAAGAAATTGATAGAATTGTAAAAAGTGGTCCTGGGTTTATTGATGTAGAAACAGTTGATGGGGATATTCAACGAAGACAAGGAAACGTTAACTGGAGGATGAATAACCCTGGAAACCTAAGAGATTTTCCGTGGACAAAAAAACAACCTGGATATGTCGGATCAGGAAATGCTGGTGCTAGTGGAACTTTTGCAGTATTTGCTACACCGGAAGATGGTTTTAATGCTAAGAAACAATTGCTATTTAGTCCATCATCTAAATATGTAAATATGACCATTAAGGATGCTATAACAAGATATGCTCCACCTACAGAAAACAATACATTAGCATACATTGATGCAGTAGTAAAAGCAACCAATACCAGCCAAAATACTCCCTTAAATAGATTAACACCACAGCAGCAAAATTTAATGCTTGATGCAATTAATCGAATGGAAGGATATAAAGTAGGATCAATTAAAACAATTCAAAAATCTACTGGAACAGCTTAATATATTATGAGATTAAAAGAATTCATCACAGAAAAAAAGATTGGTAAAATAAAAAAACGCCAACAAAAATCTTCTAGAGGAATACATGTTTATTCTGATGGTGAACGAGCCAGCGGTGATTACACAGAATATAGATTGGGACTAGCTGTAGCAGGAGCCAATGGAAAAGATCCATTAAAGATTGATTCAAAAAGCTGGTTTGGTAAGAAAAAAGTGACCTTTCCATATTCTGAAGAAGAACAAGAAATGCTAAAACAAGCATATAAAGCTGTTGGAGCGAAATGGAAAGATATTAATCACGGTGATTTAAATAGTGAAGAGTTAGATAACACCAACACTGTAAGTCCCGTTTCAAATTGGATGGGTAAAAAATGAACAAAGAATTTAAAAAAGTATCTGGAAAATCTGAAACAAGATATATCCTTGAAACAGCATCCGCTGGCGGCACATCTTCTGGTGATGTGGGATCAGTTGCGTCTAATTTAGGAATGATTAAACGCAGAGTACAAGAATTAAAAAAAACTGTAAAAGTTCCAACAAAACCTCCTAGAAATCCAGTTGGCATGGGGTCTACTCCCGGTAGAGGAACACAGAAACATACTAGGTCAGATAGAAAAAACGAAAAAGATTCTAAAAAAATTTTTGAATTAGATGATGATAATAGTAAAATTTTCATTAAATTCAGACTATCCGAAATGCCAAATGAAGAAACTAGAATAATAATGTTTGGTGGCCCTGGTAATAAGCCTAAAGATATAAAACGTCAAGATTCTATTTTTAGTCCAGTTAATATAGATTATAAAGATACAGATGATTCCATTCTTAAAATTAAAAATGTATTATCTGAACTTGAAATTGGCGAGAAATCAAAAATTTTTATAGATATACCATCATACTTAAGTGATATTTTAGAAGACATTAAAGATGCGATTGAAACCGAAATTATAGACGATAATAAAAATATAGAACTATTCAGAAAACCTAATATAGATAATGGTCTGAAAAAAGATGATGAAGAAGATAGTTTACATTATTTAATGACTCATCCAAAAAGTCAGATTGATATCGGTAGTAAAGATAAAAAATCACCGGACACAACTACTGATACTGATAATGATGTCACCACTCAAGAGTTACCAAAAACTGATGGTAATAATTTAATTATACCAACTACAATACAAGGAAATAGATTTATTAAACAATTAGTTAGTGACGGAATATTAAATTCAAATGATATAAAACTTATAGGTAATACTTTATATATTTCTAAAAATGATTTTAATACTGTTAAACAAGAACTTAAAAACAGAAATTTAAAAGATATTGAAATACATAAATTTTTTCCAGTTAAAAAATTTATGAGAGAGAACAAAGAACAAGACCATGAAATAAGTATGGCTTCAAGTGAATTGAAAAGTATAATGGCTGATGCCAAAAAAATATTAGCTAAAATAAAAAAATATAAAGAATCTGAAGGTATAATGGCATGGCAGCAAAGTAAAATAACAAAATCTGCCGATTATATGAATAGTGTAAATCAAAGTCTTGATGAAAATACATCTTCAATTTTAAAAAAAAAAGTAGAAAATGAAATAAAAGAAGATCTTCGTAAATGGTTTAAAGAAAAATGGGTTCGTTTTGGACCAGATGGTAAAATACGAGGAGATTGTGCAAGAGGATCAAGTAGTGAAGGTAAACCAAAGTGTTTACCACAAAGTAAAGCACATTCTTTAGGCAAAAAAGGCAGAGCAAGTTCTGCTTCTAGAAAAAGAAGAGAAGATCCCAATCCAGAACGCAAAGGTTCTGCGATAAATGTTGCAACAAAAAAGAAAACAAGTTAAAATACATCACCTGCCAAGGAACAAATATGAAAAATAATCAATCTTTAAAAAGCAGAAAATGCCCAGAATGTGGCGGTCCATTATTTTCAGAGTCAGTAATGATGGAAAAAAAGGATGCATGTTATTATAAAGTAAAAAGTAGATATAAAGTGTGGCCAAGCGCATATGCTTGTGTTCCAGAAGAAACATCAAAAGCGTTAACTAAAGAAGGATGGAAAAAAGTAGACGAATTAAATATAGGCGATAACATTTTAACTTATAATATGCAAAAAGATGTTATGGAATTTAAACCAATAACAAATTTGCATCGTTACAAAAATGCCGAAACCAATGTAATTAGAAGCGGTAATACTGGATTTGTTTTTGAATGTACCCCGAATCATAAATGGGTAATAAAATTTCCTGAACAAAAAACTTCTAAAATAGGAAAATATGAAAAAACTAATAATATGGCATTATTAGAATCTACTGACATGATTGATTTCAAGCATAAAAAACATTTAGTAGTTACTGCACCATATGAAGGTGGGGAATCGATACGAAAAGATAAAATATTTAAATATGGTGATAATTGGATAAAATATATTTTAGATATATCACCAGAACAACGTCAAAGTTGGTTATTTAGCGCAATTGTTTATGATGGAAACCAATGTAAAGCTAGACGTCTTACTGAAAATAATAACAGTATAAGTAATCTGGATTGGGAATATAGTGGAAATTATGGCAAGCAATCTTTTAATTTTAAGCAAAAAGATGTAGAACATCGTAATGCTTTTATTTTAGCTGCATTTTTAAACGGTGGAACTGTTACTTGGAAAGAATATTATAATCATGAGATTTATTCATGTTATTATGTAAGCAATAAAAGATATAAAAATTTAACTAACTTCAAGATTATTAAAGAAAATAAAACTGACGTATGGTGCCCAGAAACAGAAAATGGTACTTGGGTAATGATGCAAGAAACTGATGGATGTGGAATTATTACAATTACTGGAAATAGTGGAGCATTAGTTAAATGCAGGAAAAAAGGATCTAAAAACTGGGGAGCTAAAAAAGAAAATATGAACTACACTAATATACAAGAAAATGAAACAGTTGATCAAGAAGCTCTTGATAAAAAGAATCTAAATTTTATTAAAAAATTAGCTGGTGCAGATTATAAACCCGATAATACTTTATCAGATTCTGATAAACAACAAATGTTAGCTACAGCTTTGCAACAACCTGAAATGACGGCAGATCCAAAAAATATTATAAAGTTTGTACTAAGTATTGGTTACGATATTGAATCAGTTTTAGCTTCTATACCTCCGGGAATGGATTTATCTAAAGACTTGCCAAAAAAATAATTTAATAGAATTCATCAACATTTTTATAATGTGAGAAGCTACGAGTACTTGTATCATAGCTTCTCATGTAGTATAATATTTGGCAAAGGAGTTTTTATGAGCAAAGCATATGGCGCACCAGAACAAGCAAAAATCAAACAAATAATCGCAGAAGGCGTAACTGTCATGCGAGAAATTCAGGATTTAACTGAAGGGCTAAATGAAACAATTAAAGCAGTTTCAGAAGAACTGGAAGTAAAACCAAGTATAATTAGAAAAGCGATAAGAATTGCATTGAAAGATCAATGGGATCAAGTATTTCGTGAATTTGATGATTTGGAGACTATCGTTGATATTAGTGGTCATGCGCATATTAGAAAAGAAGATTGAATATGCCTACATCCCTTTCAGCTTTTAATAAAGAAGTTATAGACCATATAACAGCATTAAAACCAAAAACTGTATTAGACGTAGGTCCAGGCCAAGGTAAATATAAAAATATAATTAATTCAGTAAGTTCTGAAATTGTATGTGATGCAGTTGAACCTGTTGAAAAATATATTACTGATTATGATTTAAAATCAAAATATAGAAATGTTTTTTATCAAGATATAATTGATTTTGTTAAAACAGATAGAACACATCATTATGATTTATGTATCATGGGTGATATATTAGAACATTTGTTTTTAAACGAAGCTATGAATGTAATTGATGCACTTGCATATAAATGTAAACATTTAATTATTATCTGGCCAACAAACTTACCACAAGATGTTGAGTTTGACTCTTATTACGAAATGCATAAAAGTAATTTCACGTTAAGTGATATTGCTAGATTCAATATTCAAGTTTATAAAAAAACTTTTGGATTCTATCGAAATAGATTACCAGTTGAACTTCATTATGCTTTAATAGCGGGTCACACAACTGCACACGATGAAATTTTAAGAAAATTAATTATAAACAACGACGGATATGTCATTGGTGTCGAAAACGAAAACTGTTAACTATGAGTTATGTTGATGCAATTTGGGATAAGCAAAAAGATTTAGTCCATGTAGTAGAAAGAGATCCCAAAAAAGGAAGAGTTTATAATACTTATCCAGCAAAATACTGTTTTTATTATGAAAATGACAAAGGTAAGTATAGATCCATTTTTGGAAAAAAGTTAGATAAAGTATCAACTACTTCCTATAAGGATTTCAAAAAAGAAGAAAGAATAAAAAATAATTATAAACTATACGAGAGTGATCTATCTGCAATTTCAAGATGTTTAGAAGAAAATTATTTAGGTAAAGAACCACCAAACCTTAATGTATGTTTTTTTGACATTGAGGTTGACTTTGATCCAGATCGGGGTTATGCATCACCTGAAGATGCATTTATGCCAATAAATGCAATATCTTTATATATGCAACATTTAGATGCATTAATAACATTGGCAATTCCACCTAAAACATTGACACTTGAACAAGCAGTTGAATTAACCAAAGATTTTCCAAATACTTATATATTTGAAGAAGAAAGGGATCTTATTGATACTTTTCTTCAGTTAATCGAAGATGTAGATGTATTAAGTGGATGGAATAGCACAGGTTTTGATATCCCTTATACAGTACATAGAACTATTAAATCTCTAGGTAAAGATTATACTAGAAAATTTTGCTTATGGGATTATTATCCCGTAAAAAAAGAATATGAAAAGTATGGAAAACATGCGGTTACCTATACGTTAGTTGGTAGAGTCCATCTAGATAGTCTAGAACTATACAGAAAATATACGTATGAAGAAAGACCTAGTTTTAGTCTAGATTCAATTGCTGAATTTGAATTGGGAGAACGAAAGACTGAATATGAAGGTTCTTTGGATCAGTTATATAACAACGATTTCAAAAAATTTATTGAATATAATAGACAAGACGTAACTCTTCTAAACAAGTTGGATAAAAAGTTGAAATTTTTAAGCTTAGCTAATTCAATTGCTCATGAAAATACAGTATTGTTACCGAAGGTACTTGGTGCAGTAGCAGTAACTGAACAAGCAATTATCAATGAAGCGCATTATAGAGGATTAATTGTACCATCAAGAATTAGAACAAATGATCAAGAGGTAGATGATGAAGATAAAGAAGATGACATCGAAGATAAAGCCGCAGGAGCGTATGTAGCATATCCTAAAAAAGGATTACATGATTGGATTGGTTCTGTTGATATTAATAGTCTATACCCAAGTGTTATTAGAGCATTAAACATGGGTCCTGAAACTATTGTTGGTCAGCTAAATCAAGAAAAAACTGAAGCATATATAAAATTTCAAATGAGAGAGGGTAAAAAATTCGCCGCCGCATGGGAAGGATTATTTGGCAGTTTTGAATATGAATCAGTTATGAATAAAGAAATAGGAACTGAAATTGAAATAAATTGGGAGAATGGATCAAGTCAAACATTTTCAGCTGCTGAAGTATATCAAATAATATTTGAAAGTAACAAACCGTGGATGTTATCTGCCAACGGTACTATATTTTCTTATGAGAACGAAGGAGTTATCCCGGGACTTCTAAAAAAATGGTACGTTGAAAGAAAGGAACTACAAGCTAAACTTAAAATTTCAAAAGAGAATGGAAACTCTCAAGAAGAGGAATATTGGGATAAAAGACAATTAGTAAAAAAAATTAACTTGAACTCATTATATGGAGCTATTCTTAATGCAGGATGTCGTTTTTATGATAAGAGAATTGGTCAATCAACTACACTTACTGGTAGACAAATTGTCAAACACATGAATTCAAAAATTAATGAAATTATATGTGGAGATTATGATCATACTGGAAAATCAGTAATTTATTCTGACACTGATAGTTGTTATTTTTCAGCATATCCAATTTTAAAAGATGATATCAATAGTAAAAAAATAGAATGGGATGGTGAAATTGCAATTAAGTTGTATAATGCTGTTGCAGATAATGTAAATTCCTCATTTTCTGATTTTATGTTAAATCAATTCCATTGTCCACCAAGTAGAGGAGAAGTTATTAAAGCTGGCCGGGAAATAGTGGCATCAAAAGGTCTGTTCATAACCAAAAAAAGATACGCTGTTCTTTATTATGATAAAGATGGCAAACGTTATGATATTGACGGTTCTCCCGGTAAAATTAAAGCAATGGGCCTAGATCTAAAAAGAAGTGATACTCCTGATTACATGCAGAATTTTTTAAGCTCAATTTTGAAAAAAATTCTTACTGGCAGTAAAGAGCATGAAATTGTAGAACTTATAAAAAGCTTCAGAGCAGAATTTAGAAAAAAACCAGGTTGGGAGAAAGGAACTCCAAAAAGAGTTAATAATATCACTGCATTAGCAAAAAAAGAGAGTGACTTAGGAAAAGCAAATTTACCTGGTCATGTTAGAGCATCTTTAAATTGGAATACCCTAAAAAAATTAAACAATGATAGATACTCATTAAATATTACTGATGGTTCAAAAATTATAGTTTGCAAAATAAAAGATAATCAGTTAGGATACACATCAGTAGCATATCCTATAGATGATTTGAGATTACCAGAGTGGTTTAAGAAACTACCATTTGACCATGAAGCTATGGAAGAAGCCATCATTGATAAAAAATTAGACAATTTGATAGGTATATTAAATTGGTCGATAAAAAATACACAAGAAAATAACACATTTAGCAACATTTTTGAATTTGTATAATTTATGAAACAAATATTAGACGATATAGTACAGCACACGCATTTAATGGGTTTATTTCCTGCCTTAAAAATTCACACCAATGAAAATAATGAAACTATTATTGAATCAATGGCGGAAGATAAAAGTGTAGTATTACAAGCAATTACCAATTCACCCATTCCAGATTTTAACTATACATTTGGAATGGGTAATATAGAAAAATTAAATACATTACTTAAGTGCCCAGAATATAAAGACGATCCAATAATAAAAGTTATCAAATCTGACAAAGATGATCAAAAATTACCAATAGCAATTGAATTTAATAATAAAAATAATGATTTTAAAAATCATTATAGATTAATGAATACTGAAATAATTAATGAAAAATTAAAATCAATAAGATTAAAACAAATATATTGGGAAATTGATTTTGAACCATCCGATACAAGTATGCAAAAATTCAAATATCAAGTAGCGTTGAATAATCAAGAAAAGAATTTTAGTGTTACAACCACAGCAGGAAATTTAATATTTAATTTTGGTGATCAAGGTTCTTACTACGGCTCATACATTTTTGAAAAAAATGTTAGTAAAAAATTAAGAAACAAATTTTCATGGCCAATTTCACAAACTTTATCTTTGTTTAACTTACCAGGAAGTAAAAAAATAAAATTTTCCAATGAAGGCGCAATGATGATCACTGTAACAAGTAATCATGCAGTTTATAATTATATATTGCCAGCGAGAGCTTGACATCTATAACAAGCAGTGCTAAAATAGCATCACCTACGCAAGGTGAAATTTTTAAAATTCTAAACAACATTTAAAGGAAATATTCAAACATGGCACAGCCAAAATTCATTGAAAAGCATCTTCGTATGAAGCCCGAAGTTTCTAAAATTTTTGATGACATTGAAAATTATAAAGAATATTGTAGAGACAATATGCTCAAGTTCGATGAGCGAGATCTATACAAGTCAGAACAATATAAAAAGTTTGAAAAAGAACTTAGGAATAGATAAATGCGGCTTGTTTTTAATTTAATGGGTCACTTTAACCCCAACTCTGGGGGTGTAAATGTCCTGTTATCTCACATGAAACTGTTACGTGAACTTAATTTTAATGTTTGTGTATATGTTTATTGGAGAGAAGAACAACAATCAATAGTAAAATTAGTAGAAAACGATTATGAAATTTTAGATTTAAATCATCTTACCAAAGATGATCTAGTAATAGTATGTGAAGAATTTATTTGGGTTGCAAATGATTTACTTGCACCATTAGGAATTCCTTATATTATTATTAATCAGGGAATTCATGGAACATTTTATTCATATAATCCATATGAGTTACACAAGAAAACGTATGATAATGCTGTTGCTATCTTAAGTAATTCACTACATACTACTACAGGTTTGAAAAAGATATTTAATTTACCAAACGATAAGATATATAATTTTCGTATTGGAGTAGATAGCAATTTATATTACAATGAAAATGTAAAAAATAAAAAAAATATAGCATGCTATTTAAACTATAAAAATGGCAACTTTGCAAGATTTATTGACGTATATTTTCGAGGAAAATATCCAAATTGGCAATTAATTAAAATAGAAAACTTACCAAAAGAAGAAACTGCTACAGTATTCAGAAAATCAAAATTATTTTTTTCTTTTGGTGGTCCAGAGGGTTTTGGATTACCACCATTAGAATCCGCACTGTGTGGATGCAAGGTATTAGGATTTGATGGATATGCTGGTTCAGAATATTTTAAAGAATCAATATTTACAAAAGTCCAATTTATGGATTACATAGATTTCATTGATAAAATCCCATCTGTAATAGAAAATATAGATAATTTTTCATCAGATGATTTAGAATATATAGACTATTTAAAAAATTTTTATAGTTTAGAAAAAACAAAAGATAGTTTATTTAAAATTTTCAATGAATTAATAGATAAACAACAAACCAAATCAATCAACTTCATTTTATCATAAAAGTATGTTCAAAAACCTTTTTAAAAGATCGAATACCGCTGAAAAATTATCCCCAAAAGAAGAAGCAACAAAGTTAAAACAACCGTGGGTCACTGTAATCAATACAGAAATCAATAAAGAAAATATTAAAAATGGGTTTTTTGAGCTTGATTGGAATGAATATTTTATTCTAGAATTAAGAAAAAATGGATATAATGGACCATCTGAAGAGGATATAGTTGATCAGTGGTTCACTGAAATGTGTAAAAACATTGGCAGTGAAGTGGGGATCAATATGAACAATAGAAACAGCGGATCTTTAAACAAAGCACTAAGAATTGATGATGACAAATATGAATAAATGTTTTATTTTAGTTGATACTGCTAATATCTTCTATAGAAATAGATATGGTATTAAAGCACCACTAGAAGAAAAGATGGCTCTTTGTGTAAACTCTATTTTTTATAGTATTAATAAAGCATGGAAAATGTTCAAAGCAACCCATGTTGTATTCTTCTTTGAAGGAAAAAGTTGGCGTAAAGACATTTATAAACAATATAAGCAAAACAGAGATAAGGGAGAGATGAGTCCCGATGAAGAGTTAGAAGAAAATCTATTTTGGGAAACATATGAATCTTTTAAGAAGTATGTTGCAGAAAATACCAATTGTACCACTCTTGAAAATTCTGTACTAGAAGCAGATGATTTAATCAGTGGGTGGATTGAAAAACACCCCGATGATAATCATGTTATTTGTTCATCAGATGAAGATTTTGCACAATTAATTTCTAATAATGTCACCATATATAATGGTCTATCTGACACCACTATTAAAATTAATGGGTATTTTGATGATAAAAACAGACCTGTAATTGATTCAAAAACAAAAAAAATTAAAGATCCACCAAATCCAGAATGGCTTTTATTTAAAAAATGCATTCGTGGAGACAAAAGCGATAATGTGTTTTCCGCTTACCCCGGTGTGAGAGAAAAAGGTTCAAAAAATAAAGCTGGATTAGTTCAAGTATTCGAAGATCGTCATACAAAAGGTTTTACATGGAATAACTTTATGTTACAAACGTGGATTGATCACGAGGGTGTCACACATACTGTAGGTAAAGATTATGAAAGAAACCTACTACTGTGTGGATTAAAAAATCAACCAGAAAATATCAAAAAAATCATCTCTGAAACAATCGATGAAGAGATTAGCCTTAATAAAAATATATCAATGGTTGGTGTTAGATTCTTAAAGTTTTGTGGGAAACATGAATTACTAAAACTAGCAGAAAATCCAAATCCATATGTGGAAGTATTAAATGCAAAATACAATTAATAATATAAAAATAGAAACAAAGGCCTTATTAAAAAATAAAGAATGGCTTTTATACCAAAATGAATATAAAATAGGCTCCATTTGTAAAGAAAAAAACAAATATTTTTTTCTAAAAAATGGCAAAAAAGTAGAAATTAAAAATTTATTAGATTTTGAGAAAAATTTTGGTATTAAATTAGCATCTGACACAAAACTTCATCAATCTAAATACGATATCAAACAAATATATGGATATCCATGTAAAAATAAGCCAATAGCTCCAGTATATGATATAAAGAAAAAGCTACCATTATATCTAAAAAGAGCAAATAGTAAAAGTTATTACTGTGCAGGATATTATCTTATAAAGATAAAAAAGGGTTGGGTTAAAAATTATTGTCCAAAACTAATAACATTAGATAATAACTTATATCATGGACCATTTAAATCCGATTATGATTTAAAACAAAAATTAATTGAGTTAAACAATTATGAAAAGCATCAACACCTTGCCGATTGAAGATTTTCTAGATAAAGCAAGGGTTGCAATTCGTTCCAATCAGAAAAATTTAGTTCTTTCTTTAAAAGAAGTAAGCGATTTGCAAAATAGTTTATCTATAGTTATGACTAGATTAGCAGGAAATCTAGACAAACAGGTGTCCGAAAAAGCAAATGATAACATAACTGTAACATTTAATGGTGGTAAATTTTAATAAATACTACGATAATTAATTTATTGGAGTATTATTGTGAGCCGCCCAAAACCAAAAGTTTTACTTGAACTAATAGATAAAAAAACTTTTAAACTAGAAGAAGTCCTAGAAGCAGAAGCTATTTGGGCTGTTTATTACAAAGATAAACCTATAAATATAAAAATTTCAAATTATCTGACTAATAAAATAAGTCCAAAATATAAAAAAATTTCTTTTTCAAACTCAGGGCATGCTTTTAATTTAGCTGAAAAACTTAATAAAGTATACAAGTGTAATGATTTTTCAGTATATAAATTGACTACTGGCGAAAAAGTTCATGAAATAAAATCAGAGGAATAAAAATACAATAAATACAGCAATGAATCAAAAGTTAGCTATAACTAAATTTATTATAGATCATTTGTCATTGCCCTCTGATGAAAAAAATTTTAAAAAATACTTATTTCTTTGGTGGAGAAGCATTAGAGTAAAAGATTCAGGTGGATTGGGTCTTTCTGAAGAAGGCTTTAATGCTCTATGCAAATGTGATATAAAAAAATATAAAATTAATTTTCCAAAAAATATCATTTGCAACAACAATCTAATACTAATATTAGATCAAAATCTAAAATCCCCATATTTTATAACAAAAAACCATATTTACGTTTTTAATGAAACTACTGCAATACATCTAATTTTATTAGATGGCGATTTACACAAGTTTACAACACACGTAAAAAAGTTGCTTGATTCCTAATCCTAGTAGTGCTACAATAACCTTGTTGCACGACAACAATCCTTAACTAACTATTGAAAGAGAGTACATCATGGCAGAAAAAAACATTGTTTCCCGCACCCTTGGCCCAAATGAAGCTAAAACAGCAATTACAAAGTGTATGAAAAGTAGCCGTCCTGTTTTTATGTGGGGGCCTCCTGGTATCGGTAAGAGTGATATCGTAAAGCAGATTGGCAACGAACAAAATCGTAAAGTAATCGATGTTCGTTTGTCTCTATGGGAACCAACTGATATCAAGGGAATTCCATATTATAATTCATTAAGCAATACTATGGCGTGGGCTCCACCACTTGAGTTTCCAACTGACCCTGAAGACAACAGCATCCTATTTCTTGACGAGCTAAATTCTGCTGCACCCGCTACCCAAGCTGCCGCATATCAGCTTATTCTGAATCGTAGAGTCGGAACATATGAACTTCCACGTAATGTAAGTATTATTGCAGCTGGAAATCGAGAAACAGATAAGGGTGTAACTTATAGAATGCCTGCTCCTTTGGCAAACCGTTTTATTCATATTGAACTACGTGTTGATTATGATGATTGGCACAAGTGGGCTGTTACTAACAATGTCCATGAACAAGTCGTGGGATATATTGGGTTTGCAAAACAAGATCTTTATGACTTTGATCCAAAGTCACCCAGCAAGAGCTTTGCAACACCCCGTTCATGGAGCTTCGTAAGTGAACTTCTAAACGATGATGATATTTCAGATAAAACACTAAATGATCTAGTGTCAGGTGCAGTAGGCGAAGGACTAGCTGTTAAGTTTATGGCTCACCGAAAGGTTGCTAAACAAATGCCAAATCCAGAACTAGTGCTTTCTGGTAAGATCAAAAAGTGTGATATCAAGGAAATTTCAGCAATGTATTCTTTGACTATCAGCCTGTGTTATGAACTAAAGTCAGCTAACCTTAAAAAGGTTAAGAACTGGGATGAAATGGCCGATAATTTCTTTGGGTTCATGATGAAAAATTTCCCAACCGAGCTAGTAGTTATGGGGGCAAAAACTGCACTAAGTACTTACGAACTTCCATTCGACGCCGGTAAACTTACTAATTTTGATGAATTCCATTCAAAATACGGTAAGTTCATCGTCCAAGCAATGGAAAATTGATACAAGGCCCGTAAGGGCCTTTATGCTTAAACTAATAAAGGATTAATATGACAGCTAAAAATACTAGTACAAAGCAATCAAAAGATGATTGGTCAAAGAAGCAATTTTCAAATTCTGAAAAAAACAAGCTTGTTGAAAAGCTAACAACTGCACGTGTTGGTCTGCTATTAAAGCATCCATTTTTTGGTAATATGGCAACTCGTCTAACTTTAGTAGACGCCAGTGATTGGTGCACAACTTTAGCAACTGATGGTAGAAAATTTTATTACAACAACGGTTTTGTTGACAAACTTAGTGCTAAAGAATGTGAGTTTGGATTTGCCCACGAAGTTCTACACAATGTATTTGATCATCTAGGAAGAAAAGAATCCCGTGATGCTATGTTAAGTAATGTAGCAGCAGATTATGCGGTAAATCAAATATTGGTTGATGAAAAGATTGGTGCTGTACCGAAATTCTTAAAAATTTTTCAAGATAACAAGTATCGCGATAAAAGTTTTGAAGAAATTTACGATGAACTTTTTTCAAAAGCAAAAAAGATTAATATTCAAGACCTAGGTGATATGTTTGATGAACATCTTGACGGAGATGATGGAAATGGTGATGAAAATAATGACCAGAATAATCCAAAAAAACCCCGTCTAACTAAAGAGGAAAGAGATGCCATTCGTGAAGAAATTAAAGAAGCAATGATTTCTTCTGCACAAAGTGTAGGTGCTGGTAAAATTCCAGCAGGAATTCAAAGAATGATCAAGGATTTCACTGAACCAAAAATGGATTGGAGAGAATTACTTAGAATGAACATTCAAAGTATTCTAAAAAGCAATTTTAGTTTCAGTAGACCGAATAGAAAAAGTCAACATAGTGGAGCAATTTTACCAGGTCTACTAAATGAAGATACAATTGATGTAAGTATCGCCATTGACATGAGTGGAAGTATTAGTGACACACAAGCCAAAGATTTCCTATCTGAAATTAAAGGAATCATGGATGAATATCAAGATTTTAAAATTAAACTTTGGTGTTTTGATACCGCAGTCTATAACTATGAAACTTTTACTTCCGATAATGCTGACGAAATTTTGTCTTATAAAGTAAAAGGCGGTGGTGGAACTGCATTTGAAGCTAACTGGAAATTTATGCAAGAGAATGATATTCAACCCAAGAAATTTATTATGTTCACTGATGGATATCCGGGTGGAAGTTGGGGTGATGAGGATTATTGTGATACATTGTTTATTATCCACGGAAATGATTCTATTGTTCCACCATTTGGCGAACATGCATATTATGATGAGTAATCATGTCATTGGCTAATGGAACAATTAATCCATTGAATGTGTTGGGTATAAGAAAAATAAATTTTATGCCCGACACTTTTCATAAAATTCAGATGCCAGAAAACTATATAACTACTGAATTTTTAGAACACTGGATTGAATATAACTTAAATAGTAGGTATTCAATTACACGAATAACCGTATTAGATACATATGGTTTGTGCGAAAAAGTAGTAGTTGGATTCGAAGATGAAAAAGATTTAACAGTTTTTTGTATATCATATCCAAATTTTTTGAAAGGCTAAACATGGAAAATACACAAGATCAACAACCAAACAATACGACAGAACTTTCTGTTTCCGATTTACAAGCACTAAAAACATTAGTTGAAACTGCGGTTCGTAGAGGTGCATTCCAAGCAAATGAATTAACGGCTGTTGGAACAGTATACGACAGAGTTAACACATTTTTAAGCTCAATTTCTACAAAATAATAGGATAAACAATGAAACACGTTGGAAAAATGAAAAATAATAACGCAAAAATAGTTATTGTTTATAGAACTTTACCGGGAGATCCAAATAGTGCACTAGTAGTAGGAACATCTAATTTAGGTGATGCTTATCACAATGCATTAATGAATTTGATTCAAGATCCTAGCGGTCAACAAGCTAATGAATTTGCAGACATATTATCTGTAAGAAGTTTTCCAGATGGAAATAATATGTTAGCATGGTTACATAATCGTAATCAACTAAAAAAAGTACCAACTAGTGAAGTATTGGTAACTCCTAATCCACAGACATCTGTACCATTAGATGAATTAAATAGATTAATTGCTGAACAAAAAGGTGTAAGCATTGAAGATTTGGCTATTTCTGAGGGTAAAAAGCAATCAGTAGCAGAAAAACAAACACAAGTAGTTGAATCCAGTAAAGTTACAGAAAAGGCTGCTATGACATTAACAGAAGACACATCTATTGATATTTCAAAGTTGTCAGCTACTGAATTGAGGTCAAAAGCAGACGCATTGTTTAAACAGGCACAACAACTACGAAAAAAAGCTGAAGAACTTGATCCTATAAAAAAAAGACAAAAAGTTGAAACGGTCAGTGAATGATAAATTCAATAGTAGCAGTAGACAAACAATCTGGAATTGGATTTTTGGGAAAATTGCCATGGCCCCATTTAAAAAATGACATGAAATTTTTTAAATCACAAACTGAAAACAATTTTGTGATAATGGGGTCAACTACTTGGAGAAGCTTACCGAATAAACTGCCCAATAGAATCAATTGTGTGATTTCAAGATTCAAACATGACGCAGATTTATGCTTTTCAGCATTAGAAGCATCTATATTTTTTGCAAAAAAACATCACCCAGAAAAAGAAATATTCATAATTGGAGGGGAAAAACTCTATAATTCTAGTATGGATATTATAGATAATTTTTACGTTACTGAAATAGATCAATCTTTTGATTGTGATAGGTTTTTTAATTTAGATTTTGTAAAAAATAATTACAAAAATACATCAATTATATCATCTCATATTGATAGTGATATATCTTACACTATAAAAAAATACTCAAAATGAATCATCAAGAATATACTTATCTCAATGCGTTAGAAAATGTGTTATATAATGGAAATAATAGAAATGATCGTACTGGAGTTGGAACTAAAAGTTTATTCGGGTTACAATTAACTTTTGATTTAAAAGAAGAATTTCCAGCAATTACTACCAAAAAACTAGCATGGAAAGCCATGGTTAGTGAACTTCTATGGTTTATAGAAGGAAGTAATGACGAATTTAGACTAAAAGAAATATTACACGGGGAAAGATATATTGATAAAAAAACAATATGGACTGATAATGCACAAGCACCATATTGGGTCAATCGTAAACTTCAAAGACATCCTGGTGATTTAGGTAGAATTTATGGAGTTCAATGGAGACGTTGGCGCAAACCATTGATTAGAATCAATAAAGTTGTATTACAAAATCATGATCAACTTCTAGAATTAGTTGAAAATTTAAAAAATGATCCTTACAGTAGACGGCATATATTAACTGCATGGAATCCAGGAGAAATTGAGCTAATGGCATTACCACCATGTCATGTTATGTCTCAGTTTTATGTGAACAATGGTAAATTAAGCTGCCAAATGTATCAGAGGTCATCTGATATGTTTTTGGGATTACCATTTAACATAGCAAGTTATGCATTATTCACACATATGCTAGCACAAGTATGTAATTATGAAGTAGATGAATTATCTATTGTTATCGGTGATGCTCATATATATAACAATCACATTGATCAAGTAAAAGAACAGCTAGCTAGAAAGCCTTTACCATGGCCAACACTAAAAATGAATAGTGAAGTTTCTAGAATTACTGATTTTACAATGAATGATGTAGAGTTAGTAAATTATAACTGCCATGAGCCTATAAAGGCTATCATGGCCGTTTAAACAACAACTTCTACTAAACCCTTATTTCCGTTAAAATCATATAAAGCTCTTGCAAATACAGCATTTGGGTCATCTCCTGACCTAAATGCCTCTGCATAACCTGGATATGAACTCGTTACTAACATGGTCCCTTTCTTAATTGGGCCAATTACTTTGCATGGCACCCTTCCACGTAATGCAATATATGGATTTCTTGATTCATCATCAGTTATTTCATTCATTCTAAATGCAGGATTACATGACACTATTCCAATAACTGATGTATCTGCCCTTCTATGTGTTTCAGTAACTTCTTGAGAACCACCAATAATTAAAACTGATCCCATATCATAGGGATTATCACTCTTGTATCTTTCTGCCAAGTCTGCATATCGTGATGATGATGCTATTGTAGTCAGAACACCAGAAGATGGATTGAATGTGATTCCATCATTTGAATACATTTGAGGGAAGCCAGTAGATGTATTAGCAAATGGAACATGAAAAGTAGCGTTTGTAGTTGTATAATTTATTGAAAAACTGGTTGAAGTTGTTGCAACTAATGCATCAGCTGCTGTTCCCCAAAAATAATATCCAAATTCTTTAGATGAACCAGTATCTTCTTTTGCACCATATAAGGTTATACCTTTTTTTACAACTGGAAATTTTTCATATAGTGCGGATTGAGCAACTGGATTAAAATCTGGTTCATTACTAACTAAAACTATTGCATCACCACCGAAAGTTCCTTGTATAACTGGAGTTGTAATTAGTTGAGCTTCATCAATTTGTTCTTCACCAACTTCCCACGCAGCACGTGTACTTGGTGCTGGGCCAATAATTTTATATTCAAATCCACTATATAATTTCAACTGTTGATTGTTATTATCCCACCATAAATCTCCTTCAGTTACATTCGTAGGAGGTGATGAGGAAACGATTAAACTTGCAATACCTTTAAAAGCTAGACCATCGTAAACATTTAACTTTTTAACATCAAGGCTAGTATCAAACCACAATTGCCCAGTTATAGGAGTGATTGGTTGTGTAGTATTTGAAAAACTTTCTAGTAATTTTAAGAAATTTTCATTAATAATTTCCCCGTAACCAGAGAAATTTCTACCAACAAAAGTTAAACTTGTTGTTTTACTTAAAGCTGCGTCATCTAAAATTGTTATTCTAGATCCATTTGTTTTATTAATAATATATGGCATGTTATGTTCCTTCGAATGTAGCTATAACGTTAGTTAAAGTATTAAATACACCGCCAGTAATATCATAATAATCCCAAGTATTCGTTCTTGCTATAAATCTTCTAATTTGAAGACCATTAAATGGAGATCCAGCTAATATAAAGCCACCAGTTAATATTACTCTCGCCTCACTATTAACAGGGACTCCTCTTTCTATAGAAGAACTATTCACAGTGTTAGATATTAATAAATTGGTAGTAGTATTAATCGGATATGTTGCATTTAGTATAGTTATAATATTGTTGGTTTGAGTCAAAAATTCATCAGTATTATCAATCGCTGGACTGCCTGCCGCAACTGAACTATTAGGTAATGATACTGTTATATATTTTTGCTCAATTTTTCCTGTATATGATATATCACCTAAAATGTTTAAGCCAGAAACCATTGAAAATGTTGATGTACCAAAATATGTAGCAGAATCAACGTTAAACACTTCAAAAGGTTCTGAAGAAATTACTCCAATAGTTTTCCCATAATTTTTTAATAAAGTTAAATTTCTACTTGTTGCATTGTCATCTTTTATTAATGTTGCGGGTAAAGACCACCCGTTTTCTCCAACCAAAGATGAAAAAGATGGTCCCACTAATAACTCAGAATCTTGATTCAATATTTTTAATTGATTATTAATAGTATCAAACCATAAATCACCAATGTTAGCATTAGTTGGTCTTGTACCAGATAGAATTGCGCCACTTAAAATTCTAAATTCACCATCATATACTTTTAATCTTTTTGCAGTTCTATCATACCATATTTGTCCAGTTATTGGATTTCGTGGTGGATTAATAGAAGTATTAGCGAAATTTGATAACAATTTTATTAAATTATTATTTAATTGTTCGCCATACCCATCCCTGTTTTTTCCAATAAGTGTCAAGCTAGTAGTAGTATCATCTACTCTACCATCTGCTAACTCTAACAAAATCGAACCATCTGCTCTTAATATTGTATATGCCATAGTATTAATACTTTATAATATAATGTATAGGAAATCCACCCGTTGCTGTAGTTATTGAAACCATATCAGGTATCTTAAAATCCTCACCCGAAGATCCATAACTATATCCAATAACTTCAAATAATTCATCATATGTACTAGTTGAAATAGCTGAACCATCACATAATAACCATCCAGAAGGACTTGTTGAAGTAGAAAACGCAATAATGGATCCTACGGGAGTTATAGATTTTATTCCAGCCGAAGTTATATTAGTTACAAAAGTTGCGGAGGTTCCAGTTCCATTAAAGTTAATTGTATTTGATTCTATATCACCAGTTAGCTTAAATTGGGTACTTTTTAATAATCCATTAGATGATCCAGTTATATTTCCATGAATAACCGTTCCTGTACCAACTGCTCCTATATAACTAACATATAAATTTCTAAAATATACTGAAGGTGTGCCTATATCATACGAATTATGATTACCGGGCAATAAAATTAATCCAGAACTACTTGTTGTACCTAATGTAACTAAATTTGTTATAGTAGTATAATCTTGTGATACATTTAATACATCACTAACTTTAAAAGTATTATCTACTTCAACATTTGTAAATGATGCCGTAGATATTAAATCTAGATTTCCTGATACTTTTAAATTTCCATTTATTGATAGAGCATAATTTGTATCTGTTACAGTATTAATTGCTACTGATTTATTATCTAAAATCAATGTGTTGGTCAATCCAGCACTTTGAGATGACCTAGTTTTAAATACAATTTTTCCACCAACGGTATTGTTTAATAAAACTGCATCAGATGACAACTTGAGTAGCTGAATAAAATCTGAATTTAATGTAGTATTAATTACAATACCATCTCTAGCCAAATAGTTAGTCTGATTAACAGGTGTTTGAAACCAAATTCTTCCAGTAATAATTTGCCCAGATGTATCATCCTTTCTTAAAAATTTATCTGCAGTAAATCTTCTTCCTGATACATCTAATGCTAATGATGTTGATGCTATTCCATTAAGTAATATTGAATTATTAGAACTTAAATTTATTCCTGGTCTTAATATACTAAAACCACTTATTACTACTTTGGGGGTAAAAGTTGCATTAGCAATTATAGATACAACTTCACCATTAATAAAATTTTTAATAACAAATCTAGAATTATTTTGTGTATCTAAAATTTCATCCGGTTCAATTCCAGTTTTTGAAGTTCCTGAACTTACTAATGGTCCTATAACTGTCCAATCGTTACTATTATAAATTTTTAATTGATTATTTGAAGTATCAACCCAAATATCACCGACCTTTAAGGCAGCAGACGGGGAACTTCTAGGATCGCTACCTTGCTGGTATATACCGCTTGCTAGAGGCCATCTAGCGTTATCTGCGGTACCATCCATGATACGCAGTACCTTACTGAAGGGATCACTAGTGTCATACCATAATTGACCTTCGATTGGATTAATTGGCGGTATTGGACTTGCAAAATTTTCTAATAAATTTAAGAAATTTTGAGCTATTTTTTCAACATAATTTGGATAGTTTTTTCCAATAAAAGTTAAACTAGTATCAAGCGTGTTGACTCCAGGTGGCATATCTGGAACATAAACTGTTTCAATTTTTGATTGGTCAGAAAATCTTAAATTATATGGCATACTTTTTCCCAGTTAAATATTTATATCCCGACAGTCAATGATTGAACTCTAACAGTATAATCAATTTGTATCATTCTATTTAATGACTTCTGAACTGGATGAAAGATAACATGTGTTAATAAATCACCACTTCCTTGCCCATCAGGGTTATAACCCTTTAAACCAATTTCATCAAATACAAAATCTCCTTCAATTAATGTTGCATTATCAAAAGCATCTTGACCAGAAGGTTCACCAAAATCAAGCAAACAGCTTACTAATATATCAGAATATACAGCACCCGCAACATGTCTAACTTCCATAAAGTTTCTTGAGATATCTATTTGAGAGGACAATCTAGGATCTATTACTTTTGAATATGTTTGATTGTATAAACTTGCATTTAAGCCTATAGAATTAGGAGTTAAATATGTTATAATACCAGTTTGGTCTACTCTAGTACCACCATTACCAAACGCCATTTCCGCAATAGTACCAAAGCCTTGATTACTAATTCCTCTAGCTAGGGCTATACTAAAATTTTCATAGTGTATTGCATTTTTTTTGTCAACGAAAATTTCTTTAGAAATTGGATCATAAATTTTTATATATCCCTGAACACTTACACCAAACTTCTCATTTGGTATACATCCATTATTTTTTATATTTTGTGTTTTCATAATAATATTTATTGATTTATTAAAACGAAGTTAAAGCTATTCTTTTCCACGTATTTTCCGCAATACATATATACAAATAATTTGAATCAAACGATATATTATTTGTTAGACCAGTACTTGAACTAGTTAAAGGCGCAGTTGTTTTTATAATAACATCAGCTGAATTGACCCTTCGTACTAATTTGTTGTCTGTTACGACGAAATACGTATCTTCAGTGGGTGTTATTACCGGTGTTTGTGTAACTCTTGTCATATGTTATTGCTCCAATGAATTTCCATCATCATCTGTTAGAATAAATCCATTACCATCCATTAAAAATTTAGATCCACCATAATAATAATCATTTGGTAACTCAGATGGCTCTCTTTGTAGAAACTTAGCCTGTTTAGAAACAGATTCTAAAATTGATACGGTTGTTGTATTATTTTCATCTATATTCCACAAACTAGATTTATCTATTTCCTTTTTAAGTATAACCAAATTTATATTATTCTGTATGCCAGACTTAATATTTAGATGTATTTGTTGTGTTGAAGTATTAATAGTATATTCAGGCTCTATGTAATTTACACCTCTATATTTGAATCCTTTAAATGAATCTTCATTTAATAAATTCTCATACATCCATAATTGATTGGTAGATGTAACCAAATATGCATCATAAAATGTTGCTGTTGTTGGTAAATCGTTTACTGTTGGTACAGTTCCTATTAAATTAAAGTTAGGAGTATCATACGATAATGAAATATCTTGATTATAATACCCATGTTTATTTAATTTTCTACCACCATAAAATATCTCCACTTGATCTATTGAATTAAATTCATAATCTTTTTTAACTATATCATAAAATTTAGATCCAATAGGTGGTATTACATCTAACTGACTACCGCTACTTATTTCAAGATATTTAATAGCGTCAACCAATGTTACATCACCATCACCATCAATATCATAAGAATTATCTTTTGGTATTACACCTTGTGCCATATTCAAAGTTAAATCACCATAAGTTTTTGCTAAAGTTTTATTAAAATTACTTGTTACCAATTCCGCATAGAATGTTCCAGTAGATAGCACTATACCATCACCATTTAATTGGGTAGAAGTAGTCAATATCGAATATGTATTAACATTTTGTATAGTTTTGTGTTTTTGTCTTAAAATTCTTTCACTATATGGAATTGTTTGATTTATACTTTGATCAATAACTTTAGTTCCAATTTCACAGTATTCACTTGGCGCTGTTCCTAAAGTACTACGTCTTAATTGTTTTAATACATTATTTTGTACTTTAAAATATTCAATTCGTTCTCCGTCAATAATAACTACACCAGGTATTTTCTTTCTTTTATTTGGAGTCATTAATGCTTCAGAATCTGCTACATGTATTTCAGTATCAGTAAACTTAAGTTCTCTAGTCAAATAAGTTGTTCCACTTTTACTCAATCTCTTGAAATGTGTTCTATTGAATATATCATTGTGTATTCTATATCCTAAAACAGCAGAATTAGCGTTTACACTTGTTAAACTCATTATAACAATTGTGTCACTAGTAGTGTGATTATGTAGATCACTAATTTGTATTGTAACTTGATCATCTAAAATTTCATAATCTAATCCACTTGATAATGGTATTCCATTTACTTGAACCCATACATAATTATCGTTTAAAACAGGTCTAGAAATTTTATATCTACGATTTGGATTACCAACAAATTTTTCAGTTTGAACCAACATATTATCATGGTCATTAAATGTTATAGCTTTAATTACAACGTTTTCATAAGATGTTGATAATACTAATTTATCACCAATTACATTATAATCATATTCACCTGTTACAAACCCAACAACAGCAACAGTATCTCTAATTGATATTAATGTTGGTACTATACTAACTGTACTATCAACAGAATTTACTGTAAAATCAAATCCTGGTCTTAAAGTTTTACCATTAATATATACTCTAGTATTTGATATACTAAATGTACCAGGTGCTCTTGTAGTTTTATTATCTATGGCGTAAACATAAGATAATGAACTATTAACTTGGTAATATTCAATGTTAGGAGGATTTAATCTTCTTCTTCCATTTGAATCAGCGATTTCAACTATAATGTTAGCAACATGTGGTTCTGATTTCCCAGGAGGATATAGTAATGTAACTATATTTACTAGAGTTGTTATAACAAATTCTTGTTCTTTTACTTCATTAAAATACTTATAAGGATTAGAAAAGAACCATGCGCTGGCTGTGTTTTTTGCGAATGGCGAATTTATAAAAGTTATATTAACTGCCGCTCTTCTATTATCATTCGATGCTGGTACTATTTCATAATAGTTTTGTGCACCCGGAGTTCCTTTTTCCGGTATTGCAATACCATTAAATGAAACATATGCACTATTGACAGAATTATATCCAGCCAAACTTTGCACCTGTATAGTTGTAGTATTTTCAGCAGTAGCAGTAGCAAAATCTAAAACTCCTGACTCAAAATCTTCTCTACCACCACCGATACCCAAAAGAGTATAAGTACAAATACCAGAACTAAATTGTTCAGGTATAACCAATTCATTAGTATCCCAATTTATGGTAAATTCTTCAGTACTTGTCCAATCAGAAACATAATCTCGTACAAAACTGTTAAATTTAAATATAACACCATTAAATACAACAGTTAAATATTCTCCGGCAGGCGGAACAATAGATAATTTTTGTGATGTAAAAAATACGCCCGGTCTTACATTAAAATGACCCGTAAATACTAATGGTGGGTTTATTGATGTTTTTGTATATACATTGATTGCAATTGTATCCGCAACTAAACCTGGAACAAATTCTTCAGTTGAATTTATAACATTACTAGAATAAAAATCACTACCATCTAAAGTAACGTCTTCTGGATTTATTCCTAATGCATTTATAAATAAACCATTAGTCCAAGAACCACTTTCGTATATTGTATCTAATGGTTCAGAATCATTATTTGTAGACCAAAATTCAACTTGTGCAATGCGTGTTAATGTTGTTTGTGTTCCATTAACATATGTATTATATGTAACAGGATTTAAATTTTGAGTTATTGTTGAACTAATTTTTATTGTATTATTAACACTATTAACATTTGATACATAAACAGATGCGCTACTAATTAAAGATTGATCATAAATTACAGTAGAAGTTGATAAACTTTGATCATAACTAATTATATTAAGTTCTTGACCAACTGTTATACCAGTAGTGGTTGACACCACAATAGTATCAGTACCAGCAATAGCAGGTTGAGTCAATTGATATACATAATATGAATTTATATCATTTCCATACCATGAGTTTCCATAAGTTTGATAATCAGATCCCCATACAGTAGAATAGTTAAAATCCAATCCACTTAATTGTAAATTTTTATACTCTATTCCATCAACTAACTGCGGTAAATCTAAACCAATATTAGTATTTTCAGTTGCTGTATAAAATGTGTAAATTCTTTCATTTGCATTTAAATTATCCAATGATTTTTTATAATTAACAACAAGAAGTTGTCCACTTTCAGGAACTCTATTTAAAAATACTACCCTAGCAACTTTTTTGTTATAATTATATGTTACTGAATCTATACCAAATACCAAACTATATTCAGATCGTAATACTATATTACCATCTAAGGATACAGTAAAAGATGAGTCGTTAGGATCACATAACCATGATAGTGTAAACTGCTTTCTAAATCCATTACATATAAATCTGTCAGTAATATTGTTATTTAAAACAGGAATATTTTTTGATATTCTATCAAATCTCATACCTATTTTATTTGTTCTAACTTTATTATTTCTAAGGACTGCATATGCAGCAGCAGAATTATCAGTTGTACCACCTCCAGAAAATATTATATTTGGCGGTTTAGTATATCCTGACCCCCTATTTGTTACTTCAATAAATGATATTTTACCATCACTGATATATGCTTTAGCAGTAGCTCCAGAACCACTATCGCCTTCATTAGGTACAATTGTTACTTCTGGTGCAAACAAATAATTTGATCCAGCATTTACGATAACTATATTATTAACAAAATATGTATAATTATCTTTCCAAGATTTCCAAGGATAAGTATCTATTAATTCATCTGAAAGAGTAATTGCCTCAAATTTATTTGTAGATGCATTATATTTTGAAGGTAAATCAAAATCTGTTACATAAGTATTACTTAAATCAAGTGAATCAAATTTTGCAGTAAAATTACGTATTACACTATGGAAAGGCTTAGATTCTTTAATATATTCTTCATAATATGAAGAGTTTTGCAACTTATATGTTGGTCGTTGATCTAAGTTACCAGCGTTATTTACTACATTAATAAATGAAGTTTTAAATACCCAATCTAAAAACTTTTGCTCAGATAATGCATATTTTATTGCTTTAAAGAAAAATAAATTCCAGTTTATCTTTAAATCATTAATGAATAAATCATCTTTAATAGCTTTTAATATATACTCGGTTTCAATGTCTGGGGTTTGATCATATAATGTTTGATCAAATAAATTAGTATCAAATGACAAGTTATTATTTTCAAAATCCCAAACATCATCTTTTATTTTTATTGTTCCATTCTGACTATATACTAAATTATAATCATTTGAAAAATTACCAATTTCATCAACGCTAGTTTTTTCCAAAATTATAAATCTATTATCTCCACCATTATTAATTTTTATATAATCACCTGCATTTACATTTTGTAATTTACTAAGTTCATATACATCATTTATAGTGTATTCATAATCAATATATTGATTATAGTTATCAGATTTCCAATCTATATAATCCCAATATAACGGAGTATTAAATTTTTGTGTTGCTATTTTAACCCATGAATCACTAGATTTTATATATTCATATTTTGCCCAGCGATTTCTTGATGTGGAATCATTTTCTACAATTACAGTAAATGGCCTAACGATTAATTCCGGCTCTACGCTAAAATTGTTTCCTGCATTTACAATAGTTACTGATACAACTCTACCTAAATTATCAATATTTGTTTTTATTTCAGCATTATTTGCTACATCGCTTAATATTTTTACACTAGGTGGAGCTATGTATCCAAATCCAGAACTAAGCACTGTTACAGAAACTATTCTTCCATTGTTGATATTAGCTTTTAATACAGCTGTTTCTAATTTTTTAGTTTCTATTTGACCAGAAGTTAAAAATTCATTATCACTTACTAATAAATCGTACTGATTTAATAAAAAGTTTGGTATTTCTTCTTTTCTATTAAGATTTACAAAACTTGATTTGTCAGTAATAGGATGTTTTACAAAAATTGAATTTGCAAATTCTATTAAATTTCTTAAAGCCGCAAATCTATCTTTAAATAAACTCTGTCTTGGTCTTATACTTATACCATATCTATTTCTAAAAGAAACATTTGGATCAGGAACTAAGTTACCAATATTATCATGTCCCAATAAACTATCAAATAATTTTTTAGTTAATAATGTATTTGGGAAACTCTTATCTGAATTTTCTTCAAGTAACAGCCATTCAGTATGTTTTGGTATTCTGTTATCTATACTATCATATGTAACATTTAAATGTATTTTGTCATCTTTTAGAATAGTTCCAACATTAGCTAAAGCAACTGCATCTTTAGATAAAATTTCAATTAATCTAACACCATTTGCCACTGGGTCAGCAATTAAACTTGCTACTTGGAAGGAACTTATTCTTCTATTTGTAACATCTGGTATAGTTACTTTGTTTTTAACCCAGTAGTAATAAACGTTTGAATAACTGCCACTTAGTGGATTGACAATCTGTTTTACTGACACAACAGTATTATCTATATACTTTGGTTGTCCACTTATAGCTTTAGTTAACCCTGTTGGTGTATCTGCTAAAGAACTCCACTCACTTGGTAAATATTCAGATCTTACCCACTCATATACATCAATTGTACATCCAGGGAATATTTTACCCCATGCATTTTTTCTGTAAGATAATTCACCTTGTTCATACCAAAAATATTTAACGGTGCTTAAATCCCACCATAAATTTCCAACTTGATCATCAAGCCAATTTCTATTAGGATCAACGATTACATCAGATGATCCAATAGTGTATATTGCTGGATCGGTAAAAGATTTATATCTTAATTCTTGATCTGCTACACCAGTTATTTTTCCTTTTAAAGGATCAAATACATCAAGATAATCTATAACTTGTTCTTTAGATATATCAATAATACTATTTTTTCTTATTAAATCAACGTCTATTAAATTATCTTGTGATCTATATATTTCATATCCAGAAATATTTTTATTAATTCTATCAAAATTATAGAAACCACTAATATTCAAATTCGTGTTAATAGATGGAGCACCGATATATATTTTATTGTTGTCTATTTTGACAGAAAAACCGTAACTATCTTGACCTATAGGTGATGTAGGACGAACTTCATCACATAGTGCATATCTTGTATTTTTGTTATCATACAAATATACAGTTCCAGTATCATCTACTTGATCAAAAAATTCAGTTGATGCTGAATCAAATGTAGTAAATGTTTGATTTAATACACTGTTGTTATCATTTATATATTGAACATTGGTAGATCCAGAATAATTATCAAAAGTAGTTTTTACAAAATTATTTTTTCCCAATGCAGATATAGCTAATAAATTTTTATCTTCATTTATATCTATTGACATTCCAAAATTCATTTCAGAATATTCGACTGGATTACTTATTATTTGTGTTATTGTAAAAGTATTACTAGAATTTATTCTATCATATATAACTACAGTACCTTTAGATAAGTTAGAATTACTTGTATAAGGTGCTGAAACTACTATTTTATTCCCATCTTCTGAAACTAATAGCTGTTCACCAAATCTAGAATTTGTTGATATTACACTAGGTACAGTAAGTGTTTGTATATAAGTATCTTTGTTGAAAATATATACTGCCCCGGTATCTTGATTTTTTCCAGGTGCCGCTATAGCAACAACTGAACCAGATCTATTTCCAGAGATGCTATAACCCCACTGATCTCCAGTAGAAAGAGCTACAGGAGGTAATAATTCTAAATCATAGGTTGAAGTTGTTATTGTTACTTGATCAGATTCAGCATTTAAAGAATAAGCATATACATTACCTGTCCCAGTACTAACCGAACTAGGTGCACCAACTATCAATAGTTTAGTTGAGGTATCAGACTGAACATAAACGCTAGCTCCAAATCTCTGATAATTAGAAGGAGTAGGGCTCAATAATATAAATTCTGTTTTTTCTTTAAAAAGTAATGGGTTTATACTACTAATCTTTAATACACCCTCTTCATTTAAAACAGATGCTGTTTCAGTACCAGTAGAATATCGCACACCCCCGATTGATCCGGCATTTTTCATTCTGCTAGCATAAGGGGCTCCAACAAAGAGTAAACCATAATCAGTATTATTAAAGTTCAAATCATCATAATATAATGTATCACCGAAGTAATTTACACTATTATCATTATAGCTTATACTTTCGTTTAAAGTATATTTTAATTTTAATACAATATTATCATTTATGACTTCATAAAAATAAACGCTTCCGTATTTTGAATTTCTTATTTCTTGTGGAGCGCTAACTAATAATACATTTGAATTTTTCTGTTTGAATATTTTTTTACCAAACTGATCTGTATTAGCGCCAACCTTTACTTTATTAAATGAAGGATTATAATTTTTAGTTTTTTTGTAAACTTCCCATTTACCATTTATATTCTTATCAATCCAATAGTTAGTTCCATATGGAGAACTTAAAAGTTTATAATCTGGTATTATATTATTATAATTATCAAATCTTAAAGAAGCAAATTTAAACAATAATCCAGGAGAATCTAAACTTGATTCTAAAATTTCATAATCATTAATAGTTTTTGTTATAACAAAATCAGAAAGAGATGCAATTCTTGCTACCTTATAAACACCATTTGATGCTGAGTCAAATTGAACTATAGATATTATATCACCAGATTTTAAATTGTGAAATTTATCTGTTTTAAAAGTTATTTCAGTATTATCAAAATTGGAGTTAGCTGAAACAATGCGCACTCCAGTGTTTTCATATCTTAAAACATCCCATTCTCTAAAGTTTTTATAACCAATCCATATTACAGTATTTTCTTGAATTAAAGAATTATTTGCTATATCTATTAAACTATCTTCATTTAATGCAGTAGCATCTATATCATCCAATCTGACATATCCAGCCGATTTTAATTTAAAGTTATTATCATCAAATGTAGAATTCAATGTTATAAAAGTGGTTGAACTTACATAATCATCAGGTTTCAACACTATCTGTGATGGTGTTTGATATGATATCAAATCGTTCGGAACACTAACAAATTGATCAACAAATTTTATTATTTGTGGATTTTCATAAAAAGTACCTTCTACTAATGGGAATTCTATTTCTTTGAATGTTTCATATGACCCAAAACTTCCTACCCTAAAAGCCCACTCTTCTTTGAAATCAATTTCACCTTGTAAATTTTTTAAAGTTGCTTTAGCTAACTTTGTTAAAGAATTTTTTGTTCCTTTTTCCTTAATAAAACCTTGGTAAAATTTATACTGTGCAATTTTATCAGAGAAAATATTGTTCAAGAATACTCTAGGAGTATATCCAGTTAAGTGCTGGGCCATATCATTTTGTGCTTGATCAAAATTATCAATATCAAGACTATAAAAATCTTCAATTTGATTTATTTTATAATCAAAGTTTGGCAATAAATCATCATCTGGCTTACTAGATAACAATACCCAATCATTAAAATCAAACGTATTAGTTCCTGCTATATTTCTTTTTGCTGAATAGAATTTGTTAGCATATGAAACAGTATCAGCATACTTATAATCTCTATATTCTGTCCATTCTAAAATTTTAGCAGAATCATACACGAAACCAGGGCTATTAAAATCTCCATTCCAATTACTTGTTTTAAAGCCAGTTACTTTAACTCGTTGTTGTCTATATCCAGTTTCTAAATCAAGTATAGTATCATTAAATATTGTTTTATTATTAAACACGATTGCATGTTCTTTTTGAACTGCATTTAATCTAGCAAAATAAATTCCACTTAAATCATTTGTAGTTTTTATTACACAATATTCATCATCTCGATTTACAGTTATAAAATTTTTAGGATATGGTAGACCATTTACTTGTAATAAACCATAATCATAAAACTTATTAAAGATATCATCTATAACACTGTCAGTAATCTTAAATTTTACTTGATTAGAAAATGGGCTAATACTTATTAAACTGTTATCCGCCCAATTTTGTGTTGTCCAATATAAAAACTCCTTTGCAGAAAAATTCCAATCTAAAATTTCATTTATATTTTTATTATAATCATCAAATACAAAACCATTATGCTCTAACCAAGCACCATATCCAACTATTAAATCATAAACTTCTTGTATTGTTTGAAGCTCTGTTCCATATTGAATTATGGTTTCTTTATTATCAAAATTTTTCGCTAATTGAACTGTTGCACCACCAATTATCGGTAAACTTGGTAATACTTGAAAATATGATGTATTAAATTGACCATCAGATCTATGATTTACTCTAACTCTATAAAAATTATTTTTGTAAAATACTATTTGACCCTGTTGATAAAATTTACCATATGTCGCAGTGGCGGCTGTTGTGGTCTCTGCATTTGATAAATTTATTGATGCGGAAGAATTGTCATCACTCCAATTTATATAAGACTCAGATATTCCACCAACAGTTATAGATTGAGTCGTTACATTTCGTTGAGGGGCAAAAATAGTGAAATATGGAGATGTTTGATCATACCCTTTTACAATAAATTTACCATTTAGCTTTTGTATTATAATTCCAGAAATTCTAAATGACTTAGTTGGATTACTTTCATTTAAAACAATTCTATAGTCTTCATTCGGTAGTATAGATCCTGGATTATTTGATACTGGATCATACGCATCCATTAAAATCTGTATTTTATTTTTACTAGTAAAACCGCCAATTTTATAATAGAGATTTATATCATAATTATTTAAATTTGAAATAATTTCACTAATGTAGTTAACATTTAAATATTTCCCATACTCAGCAATATAAACACTAAATCCACTAGTCAATACGGAAGTGTTATTGGGCACTTCTACATTTTTTAAACTTAAAAATTTATTTAAATCTCCATATGTAACCTGATTGGCAATATTCTTACTCAATCTAGATACATCATACATTAAACTACAATAAGTGGCTGGTTTAGTTAAAGCTAATAATTTTTGAACCGCAAAAGGCCAACTAGAGCTTTTTCTCCAAACATTTTCTGGTGGAGCAAAATCACCAAAAACCCAATTTAATTTTTGTTTGGATGGGTTTACATTAATTATACCAATTTCAACTGGAGTTTTTAAATTTCCACCTTCATCAACTGGTAACACTAAACTTAAATTTTTTCTTATATATAGTTTATCAATTCCTTGTCTATCACCCTGTTTTATGATACCATTTTCTATATCATTCCATAAAATTTCATTGTTTGATGTATATGGAGCTGGACCATATTCTTCATCCCACCAAGAAGGTTTTATAGAAAATCCTAACATTTCCCACGGATGTGTATGTGGTCTATCGGTATCATATAGGAATTTATATATATTTCTCCAATATCCTGAAGTTGGAATTTGTATACTTTGTATATATGCGTCTTTATAATTCCACGTAAATGAATTTGTTATATCAAATATTGAATTTTTTGTGTGGTCAACACCATATAAACCAACCCATTTAAAGAAATTTTTCTGCAATACTTGATTAATTTCTAAAGTATTATAATCAGTTTTTCTAAAAGCTGAAGGTATAATTGAATTATAGTCTAAAAATTCATTTTTATATGTAGATTTTATATTATTAAATACACGTCTTTCATATTCAATTAATACATCATCTCTATAGTCATTAAACGCTATTGTTATACTACCATCATGACCTTGAATTACCTTTGTTTCCCCATCAATATATGTACTATCATATAAAAATTTTGGTTCAAAATTAGGATATAATCCTAATTTTGTTGGGGTTGGTGGTATATAACACCCTTCAGTATTACTGTAAAATACTATTTCTATTTCGTCACCAGATACTAAATCTACTAGCACTTCTATAGATTCATCATTAATAAATTTGTACTCTGTTTCATTGATTAATTGAGTTCCATTTTTATATATTAAAATACTTTGTAAACTCAGATTATCTAAATTAAAATTTATAGGTATCGGAAATACATTATTAATTGTATCCACAACTCTATATTTTTTTGAAACTACATCTGAACCATAACCCAACATATCAGAGTAGTAAAAAGGACTTTTTAAATCTTTATTCTGATTTATATTTTTTAAAGCTTTATCTAAAATTTTACTAGGCGTAGTTTCATCCGATATTTCAGATATTGATTTTAATAAAGCCATCTTGAATTGTGAATATTGCAAATCACAAAAATCTATCGCATCTAATATACTATTTTCTTTTTTACCAATAAAAAATTCAGAAAAAACAATAGGATTTTTAGATGCAATTATTCTATTTGCATACAAATTAATATCACTTATATCTCTTAATTTATAAGTACTATTGTTATTAACATTTTCAATAGCAGATTTTAAGTGATCGCTGATTTCACTTAATGTTAATTCATTAATAGCAGTATTATTAGGATTATTAGATAAACTTAGGGGTGTTTCGTAATATCCATTATTTTTAGGAGTATCTGACGTAAATATTTTTAGTAAAAGACTTGTATTTGTTGATACGGTATTTGTAAAATTAATATATTTTGATTTATTAACATTTACTATTTCATACTCTGTTTTATCTACTTTTTTATTATTTAAGTATGCATTTACTAATATAGTTTCATTACTAATAAAATTAACCGAATCAATAAGAACTGAAGATGTACTAGAAGCTACACCCGTATTTTGTATTATGGGAGATTTGTATTCATATGCAGAATCCCATGAATTTTTAAATTCTGTATTATTAGTATTTGTAACTTTTAGATACCCATTTTCAGTACTTAATTGCCTTACTACTTCATTATTATAAAAAATATTAAAAGTATCTGTCATTAAATAACTTTTGAATACGTAGCTGCCGATACCTACACTATTTTCAAGTTTTATGTTAAGCCCTAAAATTTTATCAAAAATATTCCCTTCTGAATATCCAAATAATTTTGTTCCTTTAAAGTCAGAATCATCACGAACATAAGATTCGCCGTTATTATCAAATACATCAAATAATGGAGCTTGATTCAACTGTGTATGTTGCTGCCCATATATCCATTTTGTACCATTAAACCACCAACTTGATCCTGTATATTCAGCACCACTGTTTATACAAACTGTTGGACTAATTTTGTCACTCAAATCATCTTTTAAAATTAAATTTAAAACTTTTTTATTATCCACAAAATCATAGTGAATTTCAAATATTTTACCTTGAACTAAAGGATCTGCATCTTCATTAAAAATTACAGTATTACCTTCTTGAAGAAGTTCCTGATCAACATAATAACCAGCAGAACCTTCCACATTACTAAAGACATCAGTTGTGGTAACATCTATATAATCAACATTATCTATTCCGTTTATACCGAAATTAAATAGTTTAATATTTGGTTTAAATTCAATAATAGGACGAACCGCTCTTTTGTCAATAGGAAATACAGGCAATTGTCTATTGTAGAAAGCAGATTGTTCAATTATATCTTTATGAAACCATCTGTTATATCTAGACCATTGATTTAAATCTCTACTAGAACGATTTATTGTTATGTATTCAGGATCTAACGGAAGATTTTTAAAAGAATCAAATGGATAAGTATCAAACGGTGTTGAATCAAAATTATCATTATATATATCAGCTATAAAATCACCTGAAATTAACTTTTCATAATCAACTAAAGCTATTTCGTTACCAACACCTTCAACAAAGAAATCTTTATTTCTATATTTTTCAGGATAAACTCTGCCACCAAATCGGACTTTCATCCCATTTGATAACTCAATATTATTCCCAGATTTATAATATTTTTTTCCTACTATTTCTTTTTCTACATCCAAAAATGAATTTTCATCAAATGACTTGACTATGATTTTTCCTACAGTAGAAGGAGAATCTTTACCTACATAATATAAAAGATCTGGAGTATTATCATCTATTATTATAGATAATATTCCTGTACTAGTGCCATTGTTGGTAACACCTTCATTGTACAAATTACTAGATCCGCTTATAGTAGGTTGAGTTTTTAAATAAAATTGATATTGGCTGTTTATATCAAAATTATATGTATTACCTCTATACAAAGTTATTATGGGATCTTCCTCTAAACCAGTGGGAGTAAATACAAATGAAGTCAATGCCTCATTATCTACTACTGTATATGTACTGGTTGTATCCGCAATAAGACCTACTATTTTTATAGGCTGTGGTCCTGTTGGCAACCAGTAATAATCTTGATAATTTACAAATTTATCAAAATCTATAAATGGATTAAATGAATAATGGTCAGTATTGAAAAGAGAATTTAAATTTTTAATGTCACCATTATTAAATTTAATTTCATTTATAAGATCATCATAACTTACTGTATCAAGAACATTATTTAAATTATCTTTTAATATTAATGCTGGTTCAAATTGATAATTTGATTTTAATACATCTTTCTCATTAATATAAAAATCTTGATTTGAATTAAAATTAGGAGTTAGTTTAGATCCTATAAATCCATCTAAACGTTCAATTTCCGGTTTTTGAATTAATTGATCAATAGTACCTGATAAAAATTTTGAATTTTTATCAGTTCTTAAAAATTCAGGCAACAAATTTACAGATTTTATTTTTTTATTAGACATTATTAATTCCGCTATCCGTAATTATAGAAGTAGTTTTTAACTGTGATGCTGTTATTGCATCAATTATTTCAATATCAAATACTGTTGCACCATTTACAAATATTTCATTACTTAAACATGTAATCTCATATAAACTTCCAAAATTAAAATTACCTTTTGGAACTATTATGAAATTCAAAATATCTGGAGTAAGCAAATTCATAACATAGGTTGATAATTCACTGAAATAAAAAGTTTGCCCGAAATCCCAATTTTCTAAACTAAAAAATTCTTGCATTGCACTTAATATTCTAGTTTTTATTTCATTATCACTTATAAATCTAGATGAATTTCTCACAGCTTTAAAAGTCGCTCTTAAATTAGATTCTGCTTTATCACCAAATAGTACCTTATATTTAACTGGATGAAAAATTATCTCATCACTAATTGTTTTTATTGGTTCTAAAAATGAAGAATAATTTTGTTCTAAACTTTGAACAGTAGGAGCCAATGGTTCATTACCCTGACCGGATAGTAGCCAACTTCTATATTCCCTATCATAATCAGAAGTTAACAAGTATATATCTATTATATTACTCTTACTAGGATCTATTCTTCTTTCATCGCTGCTGTTATGAACATAATGAAATTTTAAGTCAGTCCTTCCTGGATATGCAAAATAATCAGATTGCAATATCCATGGATCTGATAAATTTGAAACATTCTCATCATATTTTTTGACAACATTGTATGATGGATTATAAAAATAATATAATGTACTTGTACTTGGTATACCAATAATATCACTTGGAGTAGGATATGCCTGAATATCTTCATCAATTAATTGATATCTTAATCCATCAGATAATTTTTTGAAATATACAAATTTATCATTAAACCCAGTAGTAGTGCTGGTTGTTAATGGTTCTACCACATTATTAAATGAATCTGGATCTAGAATTTGCCCATAGTTATTAAAATCATAAAAACTTATTTTTATTTTTTTATTATTAACATACCCATCAGGTTCTACAATTGACCCATCAATTTGCCATGAATAGTCTTTTCCTAAACTACCAAAAGTGGCTGTATTTGCCGCAAGTATCGGAGTAACTGAATTATTAAATGATAATATATCAATTTTATCTTTAATCAATTTATTGCTTATAAAATCATAATTTGTATTACTATCATCTATGAAAAACGTTGTTTCTTTTTCACTTTCGAAAATAAATTCTATAAATCTATGTCGAACTGTATAATTTATACCATTCCAAATAAATGCTATAACCCAACTGGAATCTTTATTGGTATTGTCAATATTTCCTTGATATACTAAACTAAATGGATTGGCTATATCTAAATTAGTATCTAAAATAATATTCCAAGTTCTTGAAATTCTATTAAAAGTAATTCCAAAATTTCTTTGATTTAAGCACAGATTTATCAATTCTGTTTCAAAAGCAAATGATAAACTATCCACAAATTTAGGTATAACTAAAGTTGGTATAGCACCAGTTGGTATTACTTCGCTAAATTTTACTGGACCCGTTCCATTATCCAACGTTCCTTGACCACCATTAGATCCATCACCTATAACTTGAACAACTTTAGCCCATATATAATTTTTAGTTTTATTTGTTTGTGTAGAAACTATAGATCCAGATGCAGAAAAAAACTGATCTTGTCCCGTATTTGTTTTTGGTGCTATAAATTTAACCAACGCACCATCAGTAATATATCTTAAATTGTTTATGCCAAATGAACCTATATTAATTGGTGAAGGAACTTGAGTTGTATCTTCAAAATAACCATTAGATTCACTAGCTGTTTTTGTCACTTGATTCCAAGTAATATTAAGTGATGTTAAATCAATCCTATCATAATTTTCCAAATAGAAAGATCTAAGTTCTTTTGAAGAAATTATAGGAGCTAATTTACTTTTAATTACTTCATAAATTTCATTTCTATTAATAAATTCAAAAGTAAAATTAGATTCTTTTTGATCTTTATATATTATACCGTCAGATGCAAATATATTTGTATTACCAAATCTACCAGTTGAATCATTCAAATCATAAAATTTACTAATTCCACTTGAAATTCTATTTACACTTTTAACTTTTAATATATCATTAGCAACCGTCAATGGAGCAATATTATAATCTTCCGCAGTAACCATTCTATTTTGAGTATAATATGACTGCGGGGCTTTATTTTGTATACTTTGATTACTCTCTGCACCAGAACTGTTATTAATATTATATTGTAATGATAATATCATCGTTAATGTATGACTTTGCCCAGATTTATTAAAATATGGAATTTCTATTTGTATACCTGACATTTGTTCAGGTTTTATAGTATATGTCAAACCATTACTTTGTCTGTAAAATACTCTAAATGATCCTTTTGGTAAATCACCAAAACTTCCATCAGCAAAGTTTAAATCAACTTGATCTAAATCACGGGATGTAACACTATAAATCTTTCGTTCGTTTTTGTTTAAACTATTGTATATTATATTATTGCCTGCTATAGCGGGCACTTTTTTCCACAATGTATCATAATTTCCATTTGAGTCTAATTGCCATAACCATACATCAGTATCATTAATGTTTGTTATGTTTACTCCAACTATTTCATTAGGGACTGGAGTATCTAAAGTAAAATTGGTTAATCCCAATGAACCCTGTTTAAATAATACGAAAAATCCAGTATTTGAACTACTTGATCCTTGATTATCATTTCTAAATAACAAGCTGAATGTAGTATTTGGTTTTGGTGTTTCTTCATACACTGAAGTAGAATTACTAAATGAACATGGGACAATTTCAAATTCCATGTTAATACCATTTACATTTTTTGTAAATGAAAATATAGGAACATCAGTATTTGAACTATTAATTCTATATTGTTCTGTTAAAATACCACCAACAATACTTCTATCATATGGTTTACCAAAAGAGAAAGTACCACTCATGGCAGAATTAAGGATCGTTATAAATTGTTGATACCAATTTAAATTAGAAGGATCGTTCCAATTTATATAAGAATTTGCTAAATTTATTCCAGAAGCATCAATAACTGAATCAGTTGTAGATACTGATGTTAACTTTAAAAATCCACTCGCGGGCACATTTCTTTTAGGTATATAACTTATCAATTGTGCTAGTCTTAAAATGCTATCTCTACGTTGTGCAGTTTCTAAAAAATTTTCTCTAGCGTTTAAATCAATTCTAAAACTTAAATTCTGTCCCAAATACGCAATTAAATCAATAAGTGCAATATATTCACTTGAATCTATAAAGTCATTAAAATCTTCAGGATAATTTTGCTGAAGATATTGCACCATTGTTCTTCTAAGAGTTTCGAAATCATAACTCTTAAAATCGGCATTTCTGAAAGATTGATAAATCTTTTTCCAATCTTCAGTTACTAATAATTTATTTTGGGTAGATGGAATCATATATTTTAATATTTATTATAGAATAAACTATGGATATTATTGTGTTATTAAACCTAATTGTTGGTCAAATGCAAGTTTTAAATTAGCTGTTTGATTAGTACCATTCATCTGTAATGTTATTTCCAGCAAATAACCATTAGGATATTCAGTCAAATCAATCTGTATCGGAGTAGCTCTAGGATCGTAGTTACAAATAGTATTAATATCTTTTTTTAAAAGTTCAGTTGTTTCCGGCGTAAGCGGATCCATTAATAAATTCCATATTATGGAACCAAAAGATGGATTCATCAATCTTTCACCTTTTTTTGTTCTAAAATGATTTATAATATTTTGTTTAACCAAATCTAAATCAAATAATTTAGTACCCT